TCCGCCTCTCTCTTGCGGCGTGCCGCCTCTTGAAGAGCTAGCATCTCGGGCGTGCGTTGCAAGGCTTTCGCCCGTAGCTCCGCCTTCCTGCGCTGCATCTCCTCGAGCTTCGGATTGCTCTTCGGGATGCCGGCGACAACCATGCGCCCGAGCGCTTCCGCCGGGGTCGGCCACGATTGCCACTCCCGCTCGTACTCCTCCCATTCGTCGTAGAAGATTGCGGAAAAGCCTCGGTAGTAGGATGGCTTCGCGGCTAGCTCCTCGGCAATGAATTCCTCTGCGAAGAAGCCGTACTTTTTCCTGATCTTCGTCTTCATGCGCTTCGTGCGGGATGACGCTAGCGCCTGCATCGAGAGCCGCTTCGGCGGCGGCGACTGGATGATGAGGCTCACGTTCCACCCCAGTGAAAAGCGCATTGCGAGATCTCGGATGTGCCGCGCCGCACCTTCATCAGGCGTCATGCAGAGCCGTTTCGGGAGCGGCGATTGCCGATCTTCCGATAGGCGTCCGACGGCGTGGGCGGCGTTCATTGCTTCCTCCAGTAGCTGTTGTTCGGGTGATGAGGCTTCGTCGGGTCTCGCTTCTCAAGCGTCGCCCCGCGTGCGAAGCCAGAGCGGATAGCCCACCTCGCAAAATTCGACGCATCCCGCCACGCGACGCACACGTCGTCGAGGTCGAGCGATTGCCAGAGCTTGCATATGCGCTTGACGGACAAATCGAACCCGTCGCCGATGAGGGCTTTGGTCGGGGCCTCTGCGGTCACGCTCTCAGGCTTGACTTTCTGCTGTTCGCTCTGCACCTCTGTGATCTCCGCCATTCGTTTCAGGCGGTTGCGCTTCCTTGCCTGCGCTAGCTTGCGTCGGCGGCGTTCGTCGGTTGCCCGGCAGCCGCAATCCGTCACCTTCTTTTCGGTGATGGCCTTTGCCGGGACTACGACATCGGTCAGGCCGCAGGAGTGACACGTGCAGACCGCTTCGATCCTCCCCGTGTCGGTCGCCCGCACGGAGTCGACGCGGAGGTATCCGCTCGCCGTTCCCACGAGGGCTTTCGCCTTCTGAAGGGCAACGGCTGTCCTCATGTCCTTGCGGCGGTAGCACCCGCACGTCGTGCAATGCTCCGTGACAATGCGAAAGAGCGGGACGTTGCAACGGTCGCTACCGCAGAAGGAGCAGGAGCAGACCGCTACCGCGCCCTCCTCGGTGGGGTGAAGTTCGTGAACCGTGAGGGAACCGATCGTCTTCCCGATTAACCTGGGGCCGTACTTCTCGACATGGCGCTTGGCTTTGTTGAGCGGCGACCGATAGCACCCGCAGGATGGGGTTTTGGTTTTGAGCAGGAGGTTGCGGGTGATCTCGAAGCCTTTCGTTCCACAGTCGCAGTCGCAACGGTAGACGGCCTCGTAACCGTTCGAGAAGACCTCCCGAACCGTCAGCCAACCGTACCGCTTTCCGATCTCCTCGCTGTAGTCTCTTAGAGCCATAGCCTCCTCACTTGATCTGCACGCTCTCGCGCTCAACCAGTCGGACGCCTTCGATATCTGCGCCTGCCTCGATTGCTTCCTTGAGCGCCGTTTTGTTCGGCGTGGTCGTGGTGCGCACCGTGACGAACGCATCCGGCAGCGTGACCCCGTCCGCAACTTCGATTGCCTTGCTCGTGCGGATGAAAACCGTCACACTGGGCGTCTTGACCTTGCCGCCGACGGCGGGCAGGACTTCGAGCATCAGGTGCTTGAGCGTCTCGGACTTCTTCTCAAGGGCTTCTGCTCGCGCCTTCATGCGGTCGGCCTCGACCTTGATTGCCTTGGCTTCGGCCTGCAGCTCGCGGACGTAGAGTGCCGTGGCCTCGAGCTTTTCGGCGGCCTGCGCCTCTGCTTCGCGCAGGGCATCGGCGTTCAGGATCTCGCCCGTCTCCTCGTCGACCTCGATGCGGTCGAGAGCGTCGCGGATTGCGAAGGGGATTTCGTAGATTTTCATAGCTTGTTCTCCTGCCATTTGGCCGCCACTTCGAGAAGCTCTATGGCTTCGTCCTTGATTCGGCGGATTCCGATCAATTGCTTTTGGAAATCGCGCAGTCGGAGCGCGTACTGGGCGACGACGTGCGCCATCATCGAGAAGCTTGAATCACGGCGAAGCGCTCCTGCTAGGGTGATCTGCGAGACGATGTCCAGTAGGCGGAACACGGACTGATTCGTGTACCCCTGCCTGACCTCTCGCCTGACCTTCTCGACCAGTCCCTTTTTCCTCTGGGTCGCGTCTGCGCCTTCGTTGTCGCGGATGCGATTGAGCTGCTCGCAGTACGCACGCAGCGACTCGTCGGAAACCGACAGGTCGAAGTGTGGTAAATCCATTGCTTTCTCCTATGCGTTGTCTGGCTTAACCACCCTCAGGCGCGCACCCCGCCGGTGCTCGAGTCCCCAATCCAACCCGGCCCGAAGGTGGTTAAGTAAGCCAACGGAAAAGCCCCCGGCAGTGCCGAGGGCTTGAGTTATTCGAAAAAATCGAATGACTGATCAATTTGACAGCGTTGTCAAAAAGGTCAGAAGGGTACGTCAGAGTCGCATGCCGGCTCAGGAGCGCGTCGCTGTGCGGCGGGCTTCTCGGCCTCGCCTTCATCGTTGCGGCTAGAGAGCATCTGCATCTGGTCGGCGATGATCTCGTATGCCGTCTTCTCCGTGCCGTCCTTGCTCTGGTACTTGCGCGAGCGGATGCGGCCCTTCGATGTAGACCGCCGATCCCTTTTTCAGGTACTGGGCGGCGATCTCGGCGAGCTTGCCGAACATCGAGATGTTGTGCCACTCGGTTTCGCTCACGACCTCGCCAGAGCCGGAGCGGTAGCGGCGCGTCGTGGCGATGGAAAAGTTCGTCGCCATTCCGCTCTGCAGTACGCGGGATTCGGGGTCGCGCCCCAGGTTCCCGATGAGCATGACCTTGTTCAGTGAAGCCATTGTTTCTTTCCTTTATTCGGTGGGTTGATGATTGGCGGCGGCGACCTTCTTCAGGCGATCATGATTGCCGGACCTAGTAAGCTCGCCGCGCTCTTCGTTGTTGAGCTTCGTCATGAAGTATTCCTGATACGCCTCGAGTCCCTTGGCGGCGGCGGCCTCCGCTTCCTTCAAGACGTCGGCCATATGCGCATCCTTGAAGCATTCGTTATGCCAACCGCCGGCAGCGAATTCACGGCGGAAATCTTCGGACTGCTTCTCGTAGTACGCCTTGTAGGCGTCGACGCCATTGGCGGCTACGGCCTTGGCCTTGTTCAGCATCTCCTCGGTGATGTAGAACTTCGGCTTCTGCGTCTGGTGTTCGACCGATGCATTGCCGTCGTCGTCATCGTCGGCGGTGATGCCGAGGAATGCCGACACGCTGTAGCGGCGGGCGTAGGTGATCGCAGAGCCGAGAGCCTGAATCCCCTTCGGGCCTTGCCCGCCCGCGCCGTCAACCGTGAGTACCCCAGAGGAGAGCGACTCGCCGGACTCGTGGAGAAGGATGGTCTCGATCGAAATCTTCGTGCCTTCGGTCGTGACCTTCTGAGTCAGGAAAATGCCGTGAGCGTTGAGGGCGGGGCGCACCGCGTCGAAGATCGCCTGCAGGTCCGCGTACTTGGATTTGAACGCGGGGTTCGTCTGGTTCTTGACGACGGTCTTGAACTCGGACTGTGCAGCGGCCAGTGCCGCATAGATGGTTTTGGTTTCTTCCATGTCTGTTCCTTAGAAGGGGATTTCCGATTCGTCGAGTTCCTCGAACCACTCAGGCCAGTGTGGCTTTACCCGCTCGCCGAACCACTGCGCCCGCTCGAACTCGTCGCGGCTGCCGTACTCGGGGTACGGATCGGCGGGATCGTCTTCAGGCTCGGGCATCGGCAGCACGAGCGGCTCAAGCGTGGTGATCGTCATGCTTACTCCTCAATCTTGTGGCGCTCGTCGTACTCGAGTTCGAGCATCTCGCCGTAGAGCATTGAGGTCGCATGCTCAAGGGCTTGGTCGAGCTCCGAGCTGAGCGTGAGCGTCGCCTTGAGAGACGACTCGAAGTCGTCCACGTAGCGCGTCTCCATTAGCGCGTAGAGCGCTTTGATTCGCGCGTCGGGGTTTAGCCAGTAGGCAGGAAGCACGCGGTCGTAGTTGCTAAGGACGAACGTTCTGGCGTTGTCCATCGTTGCCTTGATGCCCTTTTCGTGCAGCTCAAGCGCGAAGTCTTTGAAAGTGTCCATTTATCTCTCCCAGTGTCCAGTAATGAGCGCTCCGGCGACGATTGCCAGCGCGCCGATGAAGCTGATGAGCGTCCAGATGCGTCCAGGGCGCTCGCATGAAAAAGGCTCAGGGGCTTTCGCCGGCTGAGCCTTGGGTTTGGGTGCGGGCTTGAGCTGTCCGCGATGTCGGTGATTGATCTTCATGTCGATGTCCTGTGGAATGTGATCGATGATGCGGACCGGATCGGAGAAGCTCATGCTGCTTCCTCCTCGCGCTCCTGCCAGAGCACGCGAAGCTCCTCGAGGCAGTCCTCCATGATGTCCTTGTCGAGCCCCGCGTCGTTGGCTGCTTCGGTGAACTCTTCGATTGTGACGAGCTCGCCTCCAGCGGTCAGTGTGTCGAGATCGAGCTCGTACCCGTCGACGAGAATCGGCTGCTCGTCGGGATACTCGTCGTACACCGACGGGACGCCGCCCATGCCGAAGTAAAAACCGTTGCTCATGCGAAGTACCTCAATGCGATGACCGTGAGACCGATTGCGACGATGCCGCCGATCGTAAAAAGGCGAAGGCCGAACACGATGGTGTCTTCGGACGTAGGCTCGTACTGGACGAGCTCGTCGGCGCTGCGTCCGGTGAAGAAATCGAGAAGAGACATAACTTTCTCTCCGTGTGGAATGGAAAAGAAAAGGCATTCAGATGCTGCCGAAGGAGAACGCCACGCCGAAGTGGCCGGCGGCACGTGAATGCCTTCTGATGGAAGTGGGGTGAGGGAGCCGGGGTGAACGCAAAAGCCTCTCGTCTGCAGATGCCCCGGCTTTGGGATCTGGCCTAGTGAGCCGCCAGATCGGCACATATCTGCGTCATGCCGTTGCCCTCAAAATCGTTAAGGTAGTTCGTCCATGACGCACTGTACGTTGCAGGCGACCTGCTCGTACTTCTCAGCGAGAGGACAGTGGATCACCGTCGGCTCGGTCTTCATGTAGAAAGCGAGCGCGGCGGCGTTCGCGATGCTCATGAGTGCAAACGCATGCACGTCGTTCTCGCCGCAGGTCTCGCGACCAATCGAACGTAGGTAATGCGCAAGCCTGACGTCGAAGTCACTTTTTGTCATCGTTGTTCTCCTAGTAGCCGTCCCGCGTGTCGCTCTTTGCGGGTGCCCGCGAGACGGCGATAAAAAAGCCCCCGGCGTGTGCCGAGGGCTTGATGAAGTGTCGTAGGTTAGAGAAGCAGTTTCTGTATGGCGGCGGCGGAGATCAGTTTGATCGTCCCCAGCGTCAGAGGCACCGTTTTCTCTTTGGCGAAAGCTTTGAGTTTGTCGACGAACCCCTTGGTTCGAACGGTCTCCAGTAGCGAATACCCGTCGAGCGTGAGCGAAGGATTCGCTGCAATCCCGATTTGAAAGTGGCCGTCAGCGCTTTCAGTCACGTACAGGCCTTCGATGTAGCCGCTGTCGACCAAGAGCTTTATGTGCGAGAACACGACGCGAATGCTGGCGTCCTGATCGCGATTGCGGTGTTCGGAAAGAAGCTGCCCTTCCTTCCATTCGTCGAGGTTGTTTGCGTCGTTCACGAACTCCTCAATCGTCTCAGCCTCAACGTGCGCGAGGATTGTCCGCATCAAGTTCCAATCAAGTTTCATGGAAATTCGGCGCGGAAACCTCTGTCTTCAGACAGGGGAGGAAGCGCCGTCCTCCTTTCTAAGTTCGGTTAAATCTTTGCGGATACCCGCAGGCTCCGCTTACGCGGCCCGAAGGCCGGTTGACATCCTTCGCCAATGTTGGACGGGGTTTGGTGCCTGCAACACCGCTCCTACCTCTTAGAGCTTTTAATCACAGGCCGCAGAGCGTGGAACTAGGATGTACATCCCACGGTGCCTGTACATTCCCAACCAACGTAGCGCCTCTCGAAAGAGGGGCGCTGAGGCTAGTCAATAAAGACTCTTTCAAGCCTCTGTCTTCAGACAGGGGTTATTGACGGAAATCTCCAAAGTGTCGGGACAGTATATCCGCTCATTTTATTTGTCGTTCTGTCACTTCTCGTGATCTTGACCGCGTTGAGGCAACTCTGATTCAGCGGTACCGTCCTCGTTGCAACGAAGTGGTTCCCCGCTAACGGGACAAATAACCGCGTCGAACGCCGTCCACGCTGCGGCGATTGCGTAAATCAAACGCACGTCGTCGTGCGTGGTTGGCGTTACCACCAGGCGCTTGTCGATTATTTCAACATCCATTGTTATCTCCTTTCGAAAACCCATCTAAGCCCTCTCGGTTGAAAGGGCTTGAATCGGCTTTCAATCGAGACGCGGTTGCGCATCGTCTGCGCTCTGGCCGCTCGGGGCTTTGCCCTCTGCTTCGTTTCAGCTGTTCTCGATCTAGCTCGTGGGGCGAGCTTGCGTCGTTTTCAGGTGGTCCCCAACCCAACCGCACTGGAAGATACCCTCCAGCCGTCCTGCGTACTTTTCATACACGACCTTTGCGACTACCGTTCCGTCGCGTGATGCGCTCCCGACAGACCCTTCTGTCCAGGATCGCACCCGTTTGGCGGGCGGTCCCCGACGCGCTACGTGAGCGCACCGAGATTCGAAGAAAGGGCCGATAAACGGTTCGTTGTCTTCGTATACGTGAAGTATATACGATGAGTGTACGCGTTGCACATGGTTCGTTTATAGGGATAACCCTTGGTTGTGTACGGGAGGTACAAAAAAAGCCCCGAGGTGGGGCTTTGTGAGTTTGTATGTGGGGGAGCTTGTTATGCCTTGCGGATGTTGCAAGTCGTCACAACGCGACCTCGGACTGCGAACCCATGCTCGAGATCTTCGGGTTCAAGTGTGTAGGCTTTGTACATCGGGTTGTCGCTGATGATGTGGAACTTGCGACCAATACGCTGGACGCGCTTCATATAGAGGCTGTCATCAAGCGAGAAGGCGAACATCGAGTCCGTGTAGAAGCTTTCTACGCTTCTGTCGATGATGACGAAGTCGCCGTCCTGCAGCGTTGGCTCCATGCTATCGCCGTTGACGATGATGAGGTTCAGGCAATTTGGGTTTACGTCCCCGCAATTCCTTGTGATCCAGGACCTATTGACCTGCATGACCTCTACGACCGCCGCATTCGGGTTAAGCGATTCATTGATGCCGCAGGAGGCTCGCACATTTAGTAGCGGAATGCACACGGTGTTCTCGCAGACAATCGACTGGTGCATCGTAGAGTCTTCAGAGCCAGTAATAAGCCATGACGGGGAGACTCGAAGTACTTGGCACATTCGGGCGACTTCTTCAACTCCGGGGCGGTTTCGTCCACTGAACCACGCAGACACCGCCTGCGGACTTACTTCGATCTGCCTTGCAAAGGCTGCCTGTGAGATGTCCCGCTCTTGCAAGATCAAGCGGACTCGATCCATAAGTGAGGTGATTGACATATTGAGCTCCTTTGTGTTTCGCACAGTGTACGCGACATTCACGTATCGTACATTGGTTCTTGGAGATGCGCTATACTCCACGTATACAAACATAATGGAGAGTGTAATGGATACGTTTACGGTTGCCGTGGATCGTGCAGGGTCGCTTGCGGAGCTGTGCCGTCGATTGAGCGACGTGCCAGGATTCCCGAAGGTGACGCCTCAGATCTTCTCTGGATGGCGTCGACGCAACCAGATCCCTGAAGGGCGCGTCTGGCAGGTGTCGTTCGCCACTGGCATCCCGCCTTGGGAGATCCGCCCCGACCTGTACGACCGACCTGAAGACTATCTGGCCAAGGTTTCAAAGGCCGCCGGCAAGTCGATCGAGTGAGGCCGTCATGAGCTATGACGCGGAAAGGTGGGCGCGTAGCCAGAAGGTTGGCAATGCTTCTGCGAAGTTTGTGCTGATTGAGTTGGCGAGCGCGCTCAACCGGAACGACTCTGAGTGCTATCCGAGCATCGATACCTTGGAAGAAGTCACTGAGTTGAACCGCAAGACTGTTATCGCTTCGACCAAGCTTCTCGAAGAAAAGGGCTTCATCAAGAAGCGCCGCACCTTCGAGAACGGGAAGCAACGCATCTACTACTCGTTCCCCATGTTCAATCCTTCGGAATGGGCGTTGAAGCAAAGTTCCAAAAACGGGACTTTAGAAAGTACCGAAAACGGTACTTTGCTGGACCAAAGTACCAAATCTGGGACTTTCCAAAGTACCGAAAACGGTACTACCGAAAGTACCAAAAACGGGACTTTAGAAAGTACCGTTTTTGGGCCTGTAACAAGGAATAAGAACAAGGAAAAGGAACAAGGAATAGGAACAAGGAGTGTCGCTCCGTCACCCGATCATTTTCCCGACGCCACGAAAAAGATCGAGGAGCCGAAGCCGAAGCGCACGACAACAGACAGGGGATCGCGACTAACGATCACTGAACTACCAGACGACTGGAAGGCTTTCGCCGAACAGGAAGAACCTGACCTTGATCCTAAGCGTCTCTTTGAAAACTTCAAGGATTACTGGAACGGACTCTCTGGAGCTAAGGCAATCAAAAAGGACTGGAAGGGCACTTGGAGAAACTTCGTCCGCAGCTTCCATAACGCCGAAGACTGGAAACGTCGACCGATGCTCAAACGTGCACCTACTCACTCACCTTCTCGACCCGGTCAGTTCGTCGAGAAAAAACAATCCGAACGTGACTACTTTGACTGGTAAACAATGACTACTGACATCACCACAAAACTCAAGACGGCCTTTGCCGCCCCCGCTTCGAAGGAGGTTACGTTCGAATGCCAGATTCACGGCGTCCAGACGTACACCACCTATCAGCGTCGCGACGGCTCTTGGGCTGAGCCGTACTGTCCGGAATGTCGACGAATTGAGAAGGAGCGCAACACGCTGCTTGCAGAGATGCAGGCGGACGCGAAAGAGCGCGCCGTTGGATTGACTCGTGCGCTTCACTGCGAAAGGCCGCTGGACTTCGACGTGCCTTGCTTCGCCAACTATCAACCTGAGACGCAGGAAGAAGAGCGCAACCTGTCCATCTGCCGCCGCTTTGCCGAGCGGTTCACGGAACGTGAGCTTGAGCGAGAGAGGGCGCATAACGCACAGGAACCGGATTGGCGCTCTAAAAACTCCATGGGTCTTCTGCTCTTCGGCAACTATGGCACGGGCAAGACGCACCTCGCCTACTCGATCCTGAAAGAGCTCGATCGTCAGGGGCTGCCTGGGTACTACATCACCATTCCAAATCTTTTTTATCGCATCTCAGATCGCGTCAATCGCATTGACGTTGCTGACGTTCTTGGAAAGCTCTGCATGGTGTCCTGCCTCGTACTTGACGAAATTGGCGTGCAGTCCGGTGATGCAGACGAGAAGAAGTGTCTCTACCAGATCATTGATGGTCGCATTAAAAACGGTCGCCCAACCATTCTCGTCACGAACCTCGACCGCTCCGAATTGGAAAACCTTTTGACTGAACGCGTAATTTCTCGCGTCATCCAGTCGTCTTACAGGCTTTTCTTTACCGGCCGTTGCCGACGTGAACAGCCCCACCTTCCTGCAGAGGAGGTGTTCTGATGGATCAGACAGTTTTGACGGTTGAATATATGAACGAAAGAAACAGAGCCTTGACCAAGGCAGGTGAGGGCATTGTCGCCGCTCGCAAGAGCCTCGATCAACTCGAAGAAGCCCTGAGAGGAACCGTCTCGGGCCAGTTTCCCGATATCGGCCATGTGGCAGACACGACGCACAGGCTTCGTGAAGAGATCGACCAGATTCTGATCGGCCTGGTTGAGTCGAGCATGGTTAAGCCAGAAAGGAGGCTTTGATGATCCTCGATGAGTTCACCGGTCGCAACTGCAAGCGAACCGAATACATCGACGCCCGCGGACGGCACTGGATCGTGCGCACGGACCCGGTCTTCGTTGAACGCAAGCTCGACCGATATGAGACGACGCTGCTACTTCACCTCGAGCACTGCAACGTCCCACATCGCCGCGCCACCAGCGCAACGAAAGAACGCGCATACCTCAAGCACGATGGATTTGTCGCACGGCTACAGCGAGAAGACGCAACGAAACAGGAGGCGAGCGAATGACCAAAAAGCCGTTCTCAACAAAGTTTAAAAAATTTATCCGGAGCTTCCAGGCCCCGGGCGTAATGAACGTAGAAATGCCGATTGAAGAATTCCTAGCGAAGCGGGTGGCTTATCGAGAGGCAATGTTGGCCGACGGGTGGAATGGAAGCGCACGAGCTCTTCCACATTTTTGGGGATGCTCATGCGCGTTCGATGACTCAGGGGAGTGTAACTGCGGTGTCAAAGCTTTATCGGAGGGAAGGCGGATGAAATTTGCCCTTCAGTACAGCCGATTTGCTCTAACCACTGAGTGGAGATTCCTCCGAGAAGTTCTGCACGTTCTACATCAGCAAAAGAGATGGTTTGCGCAAGAGACACGCGACAGGATTCAGGCCTCGTTGGCAAGACATAGGCAACAAAGGCGCTTGTTGCATTACTTCCATCCGGACGAAGCAATAACCCGCCGTTTAGGACTACGGATAGTTGACGCTGACTTTTCAGCGTAAGCCGAACGATCCGTTTTTGGCTGTGAGCCAGTTCGAGGATTTCAAAAATAGATTCAGGATTCATTTTTCCTCCGTGGGTTGGTTGAACGTTTGTCTGGGGAGACAACCTCAATCTTCTCACGGGGGAGCCAGAGAGGTAACGAGAATGACAGGGTTTTGGACTTACATGTGCGTGCTCACGGTCGTTGTTGGCATAGTCGCAATCGCATGGATTTTTCGCGACTGGAGGGGCTAAGAGATGAACTTTGCGCAACTCTTCTTTTCGATCTTGGCCTTCGGCGTGCTCACGCTCGGAATCTTTTGGGCTTTTCAGGAGGCAGCTTATCGGGCACAGGTCTTGGGTGATTCGATTACGCCGCCATTTCTGCGAGGCATATCGGCAATGATTGCGGCCGTGTACGCGGCTTCCGCCGTTGTTTCATCGCTGTATTGGCTAAGGAGCGTGCTCGCATGACGGACGAAATCGAATGCCTTATAGGGATCGTCCTGTTTTTCGTCATGTACGTTGCATGGATTTTTGAGAGCGATGACCGGGACGAATGAGCAAAAGCATATTGACCAAAGGAGGACGTTATGAGGTGGAACATCAAGGGCTTCGACCAGTACGAAGTCGACGAGGCAGGGCAAGTCTGGGCCAAGCCGCAAAAGCGCCGATTCGGCAACAGCTGTCGCCTGATCCCCGAAAAGCCACTAAAGCTCGAAAAGGCGGGCACGTGGCAGATGCGGAAGGCGGGGCTGCCACAACGTCTACGCCCCGACGAAATTGAACAACTCAAAATCGCAAAAGGAGAAACCGATGCAACTCACTCGTAGCCCCCGCATGTCCGAAATCAAGGACGAGGACTTTGAGCCGATCGAGAAGGACGGGAAGCTCAATGCCCCCAAAATCGGCGAGCGATGCCTTTTCCTGCTCAGAGCCTGGCACGGGCGTCCTGTCAATGGCTTCAGGGTCTTCGGATATCGGGAGGACGATGCGCTCATCTACGTACCTCTCTACAAGCAAAGCCTGTCGCTCCTGAACGTCAAGGGATGGATTCGCGTTGGCGGTGAGCCGTTCTATAACGGGCGCTTCGGAGGTGCGAAATGACCAGCCTCTTCACACCTGACGAACTACCGCGCATGGCTAAAACGCTCAAGACGCTCGAGACGACCATCGACGCGATCGTCTGCGCAGATGAAAGCCAGCACGTGAGAAATCACGTCTGGGATCGTGCAGAAAACCGAAAGCACGTCAAGCAGGCTCTTCGCGCCGCAAAGCACCAGGCAGATTCCATGCTGCGACTGATGGAGCGCACCGACCTCGAGAGACTCGCACATGAATAGAAAAGTCTTCGCGCTCGGGCGCATGAAGTCCGGCCAGATGAACCGCACAGAGGCGGCTTATGCAACCACGCTAGAAGCCGCCAGAAACGCGCATGAGATCGTCTGGTATGCCTTTGAAGGTGTCACCCTTAAGCTCGCCGACGGATGCCGCTACACCCCTGATTTCGCTGTTCTACGAGCTGACGGCATCATGGAGATGCACGAGGTCAAGGGCTATTGGACCGACGACGCCCGCGTGAAAGTCAAGGTTGCAGCTGAGAAGTTTCCGTTCGTTTTCAAAGCTGTCTACAAGCAAGCAAAGAAAGACGGCGGAGGTTGGAGGATTGAGGAGTTCTGATGATCACGAAAGAACAAGAGCGGCGACTCCGCAACTGGGTGCGAGCAAACCGCGAATGCCCAAGAGTCAAGAAGGGGGCGACGCTTGTCTTCTGTGAGTCGCTTCGCTACTGGTATGACCACGAGGCGGAAGAGGGAGATGACGAGCCGCCGACGCGACCGCCGCAGGCAGAGAGACGGGGCATCGACGTCGACGACGCTAACCTGATCGACCGAGCTTACAGAGATCGAGAAATGCGTAACATCAGCCGCGCAGTTCTGCGCATGTTCTACTGCGAGAAGCGCCACCCCAGGGACATCGAACGCGAGCTCTCGCTAGGGGAAAAGACGCTCAACATGCATAGGGAACGAGCCGTCAATCAGATCTTCCGAATTGTTGAATCTTTGGAGAAGGAGGCGTAAAATGACCAAATAAGGTCGTATGACAGCTGCAGTTGGCAATCCGGTTTTCCGTGGGCTCCCGTATGGGAGCTTCGGCGTGCCCGAAAGAAACGAACCCGCAAGCATTAGCAAGCGTTTCAGAGCTGACGCTAGCTTGAGTTAAGATGTAATTGAGCCCGTGGTGAAGAACTGCGGGCTTTTTTCGTTTACAACACCGCGCACGCCTCTCAACGATGCGCAACCCGCGCGGTTTCCATTCGCTACCTTAGGTCAGTTTGCTCTAAGGCCTGGGTGGGGAGAAATCCTCGCCCTCTCTAATTCCTTGGGTTACCTATGAAGAAAGCTATTGTGGCGGCCATTGCGGTCGCCTTTTTCGTTTCTACAGCAGCTGAAGCACGAGGTGGTCGTGGGTTCAGCGGCGGTCGTTCGTTCTCCCGTCCTGCTCCCACGAAGAGCTATGCACCGAAGCGCACGACCGTTGTGAAGAAAAATACGACCGTCATCAACCAGACGGTTAACAGCTCCGCCACGTCAAGCGGCGGCGGGTTCTGGTCTAGCGTCATGGGTTCGGCTGTCGGCTCGACGGCGGGTTCTATGGCGGGCAATGCCATTTACGACTCCATGACGAAGGACGACGAACCGAAGCAACCGGCACAGGCCCCTCAGCAACCGCAGGTCATTTACGTTCCCGTCGGTTCTGACGGCAAGCCCGTTCAGCAGAACCAATAACACAAGTAACTCGTCAATTGGTGGAAACGCCAATGCGGGAAACGGGCGCGAGGTGCGATCCTTGAAGGACTCCAAAACATTCGTTATGAGTCTTTCATAGGATTAAACCAAAATGAGAAAAACCGTTACGGCTTTTGTGGCCAGTTTGTTTTGCGCCTCGGCATTCGCGGGATTGACGCAAACCGAAAAGGACGTTTTTAACACCATTGTGCGAGACGACATCAATGGCGCGTACAACGTGGACCAGGCGGCAACGTTTGCAATAGCCGCCGGAGGTACAAACCCAATCTACCAAGACGTCGACGTAATTGAGCGCGAGTTTCAGAGTAACGAACTTCGTGCAAACAAAAAGTACAAGGGCAAACAGGTTTTGATTGAGGGGCGAATTGATGAGGTTCGCGTTAACAGCTTCAATACCGCAATGGTTGTTTTCTCAAGTCCGCAAAGGGTTGTGACGCCTACCGCGACATTCGCAAAACAGGAAGAGCAATCCGATTACATTGCCGATTTCGACAGGGGGCAGAGAATTGCGCTTCTGTGCAATGTAGACGGTCTTTCGGTCGGAAACGTTCGATTTAGCGAGTGCCAGACCGTCCCTTACATGGTGAAAAAATTCCAAGACGGCGCAACAGCGTGTCTGGAAGAGCTTGAAAAAGGTCGCGCACCAAAAGAGGAATGGTTAAGCAAACTGATAGCTGTTTCTGTCGGGGTCGCTGGTGCGCTGACGCCCGAGGAGGCCGCCGCCGTCGCCAAGCCTGATGCAACGAGTGATTGTTTAAAGCGAGTTATGCCAAATCTCAAGGATTTGACAACAAGCCCCAAAACGCAAGAACGACTGAAAGCCTTGGGCTTGACGTTTCCCAAGTAAACGCCAAAAACAAAGAACACACGAACTCTCGTAGGAAACTACGGGAGTTTTTTTTCGTCCAGCAAACGACTTGAGGAGGTCGAGATGGGCAACGAAATTACGCCGTCCACGCGGCTCAAGGTGGAATACCGAAAGGTCGCAGACCTCATACCCTACGCCCGAAACGCTCGAACGCATAGCGATGAGCAAGTTTCTCGCATTGCGGGATCGATCCAAGAATTTGGCTGGACTAACCCAATTCTTGTTGACGGCACAAACGGCATTCTCGCGGGACATGGCCGCCTAGCGGCAGCACGAAAGCTCGGCATGAGCGAAGTCCCCGTGATCGAATTGGCGGGACTGAGCAAAACACAGAAACGCGCCTACATTCTCGCTGACAACAAGCTCGCATTGGACGCGGGCTGGGACGACGAACTGCTAAAGGTCGAACTCGAAGAGCTGAAACTGGAAGGCGTGGAACTTGACGACATAGGCTTTTCTTCGGAAGAGCTTGACGACTTATTGACCGTTGACGATTCTGACGATTCCGACGAGCCTGATATTCCTGAGCCTAAGCCAGACCCTGTATCGAAACGCGGCGACGTTTGGACGCTTGGTGTCCACCGGGTAATGTGCGGCGATTCATGCTCTGCCACAGATATTTCTAAGCTTGTGGGGGGGGGTAGGGTAAACCTCTACCTGACGGACCCTCCCTACAACGTAGCCTACGAAGGCAAGACGAAAGACGCTCTTACGATTGAAAACGATTCGATGGAGGATGGGGCCTTTAGGCAGTTCCTCGTTGATGCGTTTTCAATGGCGGACACCGTCCTTGAGCCGGGCGGCGTTTTCTACATCTGGCACGCCGACTCGGAGGGATACAACTTCCGTGGCGCTTGCCGAGACGTTGGCTGGAAGGTGCGCGAGTGCCTGATCTGGAACAAGAACGCCTTTGTTCTTGGTCGCCAAGACTACCAGTGGAAGCATGAGCCGTGCCTTTACGGATGGAAAGACGGCGCGAGTCATGAGTGGTACTCAGACAGAAGCCAGACGACGGTTATCGACTGTGATCGCCCGATGAGAAACGGCGAGCATCCGACGATGAAGCCTGTGGAGCTTTTCCGTTATTTGATGGAAAACTCAACGAAGAAAGGCGACAGCGTTTTGGACAGCTTTGGCGGCTCAGGGACAACTCTTGTCGCAGCAGAACAGACCGGGCGCATTGCGTACCTGATGGAACTTGATCCCGTTTACGTTGATGTCATCATCAAACGTTGGCAGGAAATGACGGGGCTTGAAGCCGTTCGAGATGACGGCAAAACCTACAACTCGCTGATTTGAAAACTCTCGGAGGGGTGACCCAGTAACCGAGAGTTTTACAACCATGTTTGAAGGATTGTCTTAACTCGGCGAACATCGGAACTGCCCCGTACCTTCCGAGAGTATTCATATGGCTAGAACAAAAATTCCAATCGACTTGAGAAAGGTTGAGGAATACGCTCAAGTCTGCGACAGCGAGGAGGAAATCGCTTTTGCTCTTGGGATTTCCCAAGACACCCTGACTCGCCGAAAACAGGAATATGCGGATTTTGCGGAAGCGATAAAAAGAGGCAAGGCCAAGGCTAACGTTTTCGTCGGCGGCAAGCTCATGGAAAAGATTCGAGGGGGCGACACGGCCTCCATCATCTTTTACATGAAAGCCCGTTGCGGCTGGAAGGAAACCTCGCGCAACGAATTGTCGGGCGCGAACGGCGGCGCAATCAAGGTTGACGCCACGCCAGACCTCTCCGGCGTTGATTTGGACAAACTTAAGGCGGTAAAGGAAATGCTTTATGGCAACTCGACTGCCGACACTGATCGAACTTGATCAGGAGATTGCGCGGCGCAGCCTGTCCGAGTTCTGCAAGATGGCGTGGCACGTGCTCGAGCCTGCAACTCCGATCAAGTGGGGCTGGGCGCTCGACGCGATGTGCGAGCACCTCGAGGCCGTGCACAACGGTCAGATCAAGCGCCTTTTGATGAATGTTCCGCCGGGCATGATGAAATCGCTCTTGACGGGCGTTTTCTTTCCGGCTTGGGAATGGGGCGCAGGCGGACAGCCTTCAATGCGCTATCTGACGACGGCGCATAAGGAAGACCTCGCTATCCGAGACAACCTCAAGTGCCGACGCCTGATCTCCTCTGACTGGTATCAGGAGCGATGGGGCGTTGAGCTGTGTGGCGACCAGAACGCAAAGAAGAAGTTCGAGAACACGGCTACTGGCTTTCGTGAGTCAATGGCTTTCCGAAGCCTTACTGGCTCTCGAGGCGATCGCATCATCATCGACGACCCGCTGTCTGTCGACGATGCGTTCTCACAGGCCGCGTTGCTCTCCGCTGAGACAACCTTCCTAGAAGCCGTTCCGTCACGAGTGAACAACAGCGATTCGGCGATCATCGTGATCATGCAGCGCTTGCATGAACGAGATACGTCGGGCGTGATCCTCGCCAAGGAACTCGGCTATGAGCACCTGATGCTCCCGATGCGCTTTGAGGAAAACCGCAGGTGTAAAACCTGCATCGGCTTCACCGACCCTCGAAAGAAGGAAGGGGAGCTGCTCTTCCCAGAGCGATTCACAGCCTCGCAGGTGGACGAGATGGAAAAGACGATGGGCGGCTACGCTACGGCGGGTCAGTTCCAACAGCGTCCCGTCCCGCGCGGCGGCGGCCTGTTCAAGGCCGAGTGGATCCAACGGTGGACGCCCGAGATGCTCCCGACGCACTTTGACCGCGTGCTCTGCTCTTGGGACATGACCTTCAAGGGCACGGACCGAAGCGACTACGTTGTGGGTCAGGTCTGGGGTGCGCGTGACGGCAACTTCTACCTGCTCGACCAGGTTCGCGGGCAATGGGACTTCGTGAAGACGGTCGAGATGTTCGAGCGGCTTTCCGAGAAGCACCCAGAGGCCACGCGCAAGCTAGTCGAAGACAAGGCGAACGGCTCTGCGGTTATTTCCACGTTGAAGAAGCATGTGACGGGCATCGTCCCGATCACGCCGAAGGAATCCAAGGAAGCACGCGCCTACGCCGTGTCGACCCTCTGGGAGGCGAAGAACGTCTTCCTCCCGCCGGCCACGGCCACGTGGGTCGACCTTGAGTTCATCCCCGAGCTTTTGGCGTTCCCGGCAAGCGCTCACGACGATATGGTCGACTCAATGACTCAAGCGCTTTCTGACCTGACGAAGAACGCGCGCCCGAAGATTCACGCATCGAACCTCGCGTACTTGCGCAGGGGTTGATTTGAACAATGGCCGTTACGGCCTTTTTGAGGTTTGTTATGGCTAAAAAGATCAAGGCCGAGCCGCCGAAGGCCGCGCCGCGGCGGATTCTGGTCGAGGACGCGCTCGCCCATGCGATGAAGCGCCCCCTCACCACTGCGGACATCAAGCGCACCTACGCGCTCCCGCAGACTCTCGGATGCAAGCAGTCCGAACGAGTTGCGCTCGACCGGCAGCTGACCCGTACCGTGGGATTCGATTCCATGTGCGGCTCACTCGCCGATCACGCGGCGGCTATGGGGCAGTTCCCGATGACGGGCTTTGTCGGATACGGGGCGCTTCAACAGATCGCCCAGAACGGCATGGTCCGCAACTGCATCAAGACCGTCGCGGACGACGTAACCCGCGAATGGATCAAGATCACGGGTGGAGAGGACACGCCAGCCGAGATGCTCGAGCAGCTCGAGACCGAACAGCGACGCTACCGACTGCAGGAGCTGTTCAATCAGGCCATTGCCAAAGTCGGCTTCATGGGCGGCGCGTTCATCTTCATCGACACGGGCGCGCAGACCTCGGAAGGCGAGGACGTGGACTTGGGGCTTCCGCTACTCTTCAACGCCGAGTCTGCCGAGGTCGGCAAGGATTGCGATCTGCGATTCGTCGTGGTCGACCCCGTGAACGTCTCCCCGGGCGAGTACAACAGCATCGACCCGCTCCGCGAGGACTACATGACGCCGCGCAAGTGGTTCGTCCTCGGGCGCGCGGTTCACGCCTCGCGCCTGCTGCCGCTTTACGCGAACGAACCCCCGGTGCTGTTCAAGCCCGCGTACAACTTCCTCGGCATTCCGCAAGCCCAGATCCTCTGGGACTACATCCTGCATTGGAACGAATGCCGCGTGTATGCGCAGGATCTCATCAAGAAGATGAGCCTCCTCGTGTACTACACGAACTCGCAGGAACGTATGTCGACGATGGGTGGCATTCAGGAACTCGACGCGGTCATGGAGGTGCTACAGCACTACCGTGACAACAACTCAGTGTTCCTCGCGAACACGGACACGGACAAGGTCGAGAACATCACGACCGCCATCGCCGGCGTCTCCGACATCGTGAAGCAGGCGCAGGAGATGATCGCGGCAGTCAACCGCACGCCCGCCGTGAAGCTCTTCGGCATCTCGCCCGCAGGCTTCAACGCTACGGGCGAGTCCGACTTGCGCAACTACAACGACCACATCCGCAGTCAGCAGGAACTCTACCGACACGCCATTCAGACGTGCCTTGATGCGCTTCAGATGAAGCTCTGGGGCAAGATCGACCCCTCGATCTCGTTCGAGTGGAACGAGGTCGACATGGACAACGAGTCGGCACAGTCCGCGAACTTCAACGCCCGCGTGACGGCCCTTGCCGCGCTCAAGGACCGCAACGCCATCTCCGCCGATGAAATGCGTCAGGCGATGCGCCTTGAAAAGTGCTCGCACCTCGCATTCCTTGGCGACGATATGCCCGCAGGCGAGGAAGGGGAGCTGATGACCGATGACGGGTCTAGCGACCTGCTCGCGGCCCTCATGGGAGGCAAGCATGAAGACGGCGAGGGCGATTGAGCCGAACGCAGGCACGAGGCGAGAGTACGCCAAGAGGGTCAACCGACTGGTAAACAAGTTCCTCGACCTGATGACCGACGAGATCCTCCTGCACGTTGCCGACGCGGGTGACCTGGTCGCGCAAGACTGGTCGCTCTCCAAGCCGACGCGCAAGGCTGACCGTGAAAAGCTCAGGCGCATTCGTGCGCGGGTACTGGCAGCGTGGAAGCGGGATCCCGCCGCGTTCGCTGCGGACATCGACGACTACGTGAGTCGCAACATCGTCAGGTGGACAGGGTATCTCGACCGCTCTGCCGAGAAGCTCGCGCAGTGGGTCGCGCGTTCCATTGCCGCTGACGTGACGAACGCACAGAAGCAGGCGTACCTCTCTGCGGGAATCTCGCCCGAAGTCTTCAAGGATAAGTGGACGATCCCCGTTGTGCGACAGCACATCAGTCCGACCGCCGCAAGGCTAATTCCTTCGATCGTGGAGGAGTCTGTCGGGAACATCGAGCGTCTGGCACTGTCCAAGGCCTCGCGCCTGCAACAGGTCATCACCGAAGGCCTCGCGCAAGGGCATACGGTTTCCAAGGTCAAGCAAACGCTCAGGTCTTTCGGCGGGTTCGACGAGAGCACCGCGACGAGCTGGGCGATTGACCAGACATGCCGCATCACCCAGAGCATCCTCCGCGCGAACGATGCGGAGCTGGGGGTGACTAAGGGCGTGTGGATCCACGTGCCAGGTCAGTACACCTCCCGCGAGACGCACCGCGCGCTGCACGGAAAGACGTTCGATCTTGATGTCGGCCTCTACGACAAGGACGTGGGCGCGAACGTCGTTCCCGGAGAACTCAGGTTCTGCAGGTGCATCTATCGCCCTGTTTTGCCCTTCAACGTTTAACGATCATGACTACTTTGGCTTTTGACTCCGCCGTCACTTTTCGTTGGCACGACGAGGACGGCAGGATGCACGTGGACAGGTCGAACCTCACCAGAGTTCAGGTCGCGCCGTACTACGGACGCGAAATCCCCAACTCTGAAAGGCTCGGACTTGATCCCGAAAAAATCTACTACGGGTACCGACCTGCCGAGGAGCTGTCCGATCCCGAGACGGTGCGCTCCGTGATTGGGATTCCGATTCAGCTCAATCATCACCTCGACTACCCCCACGCGCCCGCCAAGGACACGCGCGTGGGTTCGACTGGGGATTCGGCGAAGTTCGACGGCACGTACCTGAGCAACTCGCTCCACATCCAAGACGCGGACGCTTGCGCCCGCATCCGAGACGGGAGCATGAGACAGCTTTCACTGGCGTACCACTACGAGCCTGAGATGCGCTCGGGCGAGTGGAACGGCCAGACGTATGACTTCATCATGCGCAGGATTCGCGGACAGCACCTTGCGCTTGTGGAGGAGGGACGAGCAGGGTCTTCCTGCATCGTCGAGGATCACGCTTTGGAACTGGGAGAAAAAGCGATGAATGAAGAAACGCCGATCAAGGCGGGCGATGCTCCCGAGGTCGAAGAGACCGAAGTGCGGATCGCCGACGAAATCGGAAGGCTCGCGGATGACCTCCGTGACCTCCATGAAACCACCGAAACGGGGGAAATTGTGGACAACGAAACCGCTGTGACCGAAGACACCGACAAGGCCGCGAAGATCGAGGCCATCGTCGAAGCCTTCAAGCAACGCGGCGCTACCGACGAGGAAGCCGCCGCCCTTCTGCAGGCACTGAACGAGCTCGCCACCGCCGAGCCGCAGGCCGCTGATGAGGAGGTCGACCCGACCGCCGCCACGGACGAAGAAGCCGAGGCCGAAAAAGCCGAGGAAGTCAACCCCGTGGTCGAGGCCGCCAAGGCCGCAGGCGTCGATGCCGACAACCCCGAAGTGCTCAAGGCCTTCGAGGCCGGAATGAACTTCAAGGGCGAGGCCGAGGACGAAGAGCCTGAAGCAGAGGATGAGGAATGCGCCGCCGACCAGGATGAACCTGCGTGCGACGAAGAACCTGAAGCCGCTGCTGACGAAGAGGAGCAGCCCGCCACTGCGCAGGATGCCGCCATTCGCAAGCTCGAGCAGAAGTTCGATGCCATCGACGAATGCCGAAAGGTTCTCGGTCGCGTTCGCGCGTCCGCTTTTGACTCCGCAGGTGCGGTCTATCTCGCCGCACTCAAGCAGATGGGCGCTCCCATGCGCGGCGTCACGAAGATGAATGCTCAAGCCGTTTACCTCGGCTTCATCAGCGGTCAGAAGTCCGCCGCGAAGGGCATTGCTCAGGACTCCAAGCTCGATGAGTCGGCCACGGTCGACCTCGCAACGGGCATCAATGTTCGTCTCTAAGGAAAACAGATTATGCAGAAGACTGTGAATCTTTATCCGAGCGTTGGTCTTCCGGGTCAGGAAGTCGCCGCTCACACTGCGGTCTACACGCCGCTTAACTACCTCTCCGACGGCACTGCCGCCGCCGGCAAGTTCGTCTTCGAAGGCACGTCCGATAAGAAGGGCGTCGCCTTCCCCGTCGCCTCTGCCAAGGGTACGACCCTCGTCGGTCTCGTCGAACGCACCTTCACCGCCGCCGTCCCGTGCGGCGTCGACGGCTCCGAAGCCTACCCGAACGGTGCTGAACTCACGATCGCCGTGCGCGGTGACTTCTACGTTGAAGCCGCTGGCGAGGCTACGGTCGGTCAGGCCGTCCTTTGCAATCCCGCTGATGGCGTCGTGTCTTACGGCACTGTCGGCAGCGAAAACGACACCGGCTGGGTCGTCGTCACGGCCGCGAAGGCTCAGGGCGACATCATCATCATCTCCCGCCGATAAAAGGAGACTGAACAATGGACACGAATCTCGAATATCTTAAGAGCCTCGGCATCAGCTCCCCGTATGCCGTTGGCGTCATGCCGTACCACCGCGATGCCTCTGGTCGCATCGTCACGGACTACGCCAAGGTCACGCAGGGCAAGATTGCTCAGGACGCCGCCCTCTCCACCGCCAAGAACGTCGGCGTTCCCGCCGCCCTCGTCACGTACATCGATCCGCAGGTCACGACGATCCTGTTCGGTGCGATGAACGCCACGAAGCTCTTCAACGAAACGAAGAAGGGCGACTGGGCCGACAGCTTCATGCAGTTCCCGGTTGAGGAGGTCGTGGGCGACGTTACGCCGTACTCTGATTTCACGAACAATGTCACGTCCGAAGTGAACTACGAGTTCCCGACCCGTGAAAACTTCATCTTCCAGACGACGCTGAAGTACGGCGAACGCGAACTTGCCACGGGCGCTAAGGCTCGCCTCGAGTTTGCGGGTGCCAAGCAGCGCGGCGCGGCCAATATCCTCGCCCGTGCGCACAACCGCTTCTACCTCTACGGCGTTGCCGGCAAGCAGAACTACGGCGCTCTCAACGACCCGAACCTGCCTGAGTCCGTCACCCCCGTGTCGGTCGGCGGCAAGTCCACGTGGGCTGACAAGACCGCCGCCAACACCGACCAGATGGCGAACATTGTCTTCAACGACATCGCCAAGCTCATCAACGAGCTGATCAAGAACAACGCCGGCAACGTCGACGCCTCCTGCAAGTTCCGTCTTGCCGTCGCCTCCGACCGCGCCACGTATCTTCAGATGCCGAATGCCTTCGGTCTGACGGCTCTTGATCTGCTCAAGAGCAACTACCCGAACCTCGAGGTGCTCTACCTTCCCGAGCTCACGACGGAAGCGGGTTCCATGCTCTACTTGACGGTTCCCGAGCTGTTCGGCGAAGTCACTGCCGAGTGCGCCTACTCTGAAAAGATGCGCTTCGGCAACGTCGAAGCCTACTCCACCTCCTGGGTGCAGAAGGCCGTCGGCGGTACGTGGGGTTGCGTGATCCGCCGCCCGCACCTGATCGCCACGATGCTCGGCATCTAACCACCATGCCCGAATCTGTTCGGGCTTCCTAGGGGGCGGGCTTCGGCCTTGCCCCCGCCATCGAACGAGGAGAAAAATTCAATGGCTACCACTACGAGAAAGAAGGCACAGGCGACTGCCGCCGAGGGCGTCGAGGTTCTGACTTCCACCCTTGAAGAAGAAAAGAAGGCCGTCACCGTTGCGGGCGAAACGATTGCCATCGCCTGCTGTCTGCCTTTTGCCCTGCGCTTTGACGACATCCCCGACGGCAAGGGTGGCACGAAGTCCATCCGCTTCCCCGGCATCAACGACAATCTGCGCGGCATGAAGTCGGGCGTCCTCGCTATGCCCGGCAACGCCCTGTGCGTGCAGCTCCCTAAGTCCGACTGGGAAAACCTGATCGCCGCTCACGGCAAGGAAATCGCCTTCACGGGTCGCAACGGCTCCATGCCCTGCATCTATCCCGTGAATGACGTGAAGGGCTTCAAGGCCGCCGCGTCCGAGATTGCCGAGATGCGAACGGGCCTCGAGGCCGCCGATCCGACGAAGATGGGCGTCGAAGTCACCGCCAAGTAAGGAAACAAAATGGCCTTCTATGAACTTGATGCCGCCGCCTTCCGCGCGGCGTACCCCGCCTTCACCGAGGAGGCGGTCAGCGCAGAACAGCTCGCGGCATCTTGGGAGGCCGTGAAGGTTCTCCTCGGGGACGGTGAAGGAAACTTCCCGTACCCCGAGGCCAAGATGCAACCGATCCTGTGGGCGGCTCTCTGTCACCTCCTCTCGCTTGACGGGAACGGGTTGGATCAACCCTCCCGCATCGCCTCTGCGACCGAGGGCAGTGTCTCCACGTCGTTCGAGAACCTGCAGAGCAAGACCGAGGCGGGATCCTGGTGGAACCTGACGAAGTGCGGCGCGCTCTTCTGGGTACTCACGATGCCGTACCGCACGGGCGCGAAGCTCTACTACTCGAAGCCCTATCATCCGTGGGGGTAACTCATGGGGATCAAGGTCAATCGCAATACGGGCGTGCGCAAGCTCGCTGCCGAAGTCGGCAAGGTGGGCGCACCCTACGCGGAGATCGGCATCACAGACCCGGAGGTTGCGACCTACGCAACGTACAACGAGTACGGCTGGGTTCAACGCACGACGAAGAAACAGACTGGGTATTTCCTGCGTAACTTCGGGATCATGCTCAAGCCGGGGACGCCTCTCAGCTCCCCGCCGCGTCCGTTCATGCGTGCAACCTTCGCCGATGAGGTCGGCAACTGGAAGAAGATCCTTGCCGCCGGACTCAAGGCCAAGGGCGTCAAGGACGCCAGAGCCGCGCTAGAGATCATGGCGCGGCAGGCACAGGTCGACATTCAGGAGACGATCCGAAACAACGGCTCGCGCAGTACGAAGTTCCCCGACCGCTCGCTCTTCACGACGTTGCTCTACGACGTGAAGGACGAACGCAAGGGACGCAACCGCACTGCCGACTCTGGCTCTGGGCGCGACAAGGCGCTTGTCAAGGTCGGAACGATGCTCCACTCTGTCGGCTACGAAATCAAGGGGTGATGGATGTCAGTCAATCTTCACAAAATCGTGCGAAAGGCGATTCACCACCTGCACTCTGATCAGGCCGCCACGCTCTACCGCTCCACGGGTCGCTACGTCGACGGTGAGCGAGGGGACGCCGTTCAGCTCTTCGAGGAATTCGGGGAGCTGACGATGCAGATCCAGTCGCTCGGCCCCGACGTGGTACAGCAGGTCGACGCAATCACGCAGGCTGCAACGCTTCGCAAGATCTGGGTTTTCGCAGACACGGGAGCCTGGTCGGTCAACCGTCCGCTCGGTCGCACTGGCGACTACCTGAGAGGCGATGACGGGCGTGTATGGCTTGTCAACGCCGTCATCGAGGACTTCACCCGTAGCGGGTGGGTCAGCCTGCAGTGCCAGCAACAGACGACCCCTGTGGACATCTACTACGAGACTGAGGAGGGGCTATGCCGCTTGCCGCTGTAAAGCAGGAGCAGATCACCGAAGCCTTCCGAAGCTACCTCAGGAAGTTCGCCGTCCCGCCGTATGCGAACGACGATGCGCGGCATCTCATCAACGGCTTCGCCAACGACCTCGGCCTGCCCGAGGACAACGATTTCACCGTATTCACGCCGATCAGCATGACGCGGCGCGGATCGACGATCGAAACTCATGACGCAGTCTCTGAGACCTCTCTACTTCATGAGTATGTCGACCTGGTGGTTCAAGTGGACTGCTACAGCGCAGACCGCTTCGCTGCCCGCGATCGAGCGCAGGCATACGAGCTTGCGGGTCGGTCAACTTACGGTGCGGATCACTTCCGCGCCTACGGCCTCGACCTCCAGTACGTCGACGGCCTTCAGAATCTCACTGCTCCGACGGACTCGGGGCGGTACGTCCCGAGATGGGCGGTCACGTTCCACCTCGGATTCAAGCGCACATTGAAGATAGACCAAGACGGGTTCCGCTTCGTCGAGGTAGACCTTGCCAATGTTGACGTGAAATTCAAACCGAAGGAAAAGCAATGATTCCTGCATCTCACATTGTGAAGGTCACGCCGCGCGTCATCTCTGGCGGTAGCTCCGACCTCGAAACCAACGGCCTGCTCCTCACGAAGTCGGCCCTTATCCCCTCCGACGTTCCCGCCGTCGAGTTCTCCTCCGCCGCCGCCGTTGCCGACTTCTTCGGCAGCGAGGCCGAGGAAACCGTCTTTGCTCAGCAGTACTTCACGGGCGTCACCAATCAGCAGAAGGCCGTCAACGCCATCGTGATCGGTCGCTTCATTTCCGAAGCCGCTCCCGCTTGGGTGCGCGGCGGCACGGTCACGACGAAGCTCGCCACCTTCAAGGCCATCACGGACGGCACGCTTACGCTCGAGGTCAACGGCGAGGAAGTCACCGCCGAGAACATCGACCTTTCCGCTTGCACCTCTCTTTCCGAGGTTGCCGCCAAGGTTGCCGAAGGCGTTGCCGGTGTGACGGGCGCTTATGACGCCAACTCCCAGAAGTTCACCTTCACGACCGAGAAGACGGGCGCGGATGCCTCCCTGAACCTGGTCGGCGTTGCCGCCGTGGGCACGGCCATCGTCGGCGAATCCCTCGTCGCCTCCGGAGTCAAGGGCACGGGGCTGAGCGATGCGCTCGGCCTCACGGTTTCCCTCGGTGCTGTGGTTTCCCCGGGCGCGGACATTCAGACTCCCGCCGCCGCGCTTGAGAACGTCTGCTCCGTCACGCGCAACTGGGTCGGCTTCACCACGCTTTGGGAAGCTACGCTCGAACAGGCCGAAGGCTTTGCCGCATGGGCGGACATTGATGACGACTACGTGTACGTCGATTGGACGACGGATGTCCGCTGCATCGACATGCTCACGCAGGCCGAGACGAAGCCCGCCAAGATGAAGGATCGATTCAACTGCGCGATTTGCCTCTACGGTACGTCCACCTTTGCCGCCTTCGTCCTCGCTGTCGGCGCTTCGATCGACTGGCAGAGAAATCAGGGCATGAAGGTCTGGTTCGCCAAGTCCGCTACGGGTCTCTCCCCGACGATTCAGAACGAAGCCGCCGCCGATGCGCTTGAGGCAATCCGTTGCTCCTACTTCGGCAACTTCGCCACGCGTAACGACGCCTTCCAGTTCATGAATACGGGCGCGCTCTGCTCTGACTACTACGGCTTCATCGACGTGCTCTACGGCTCGATCTACCTGCGCAACGCCATTCAGCGTTCGTGCATGGACGGCTTCAAGGCGATCAACCGCGCTCCGTATACCGACATGGGTCGCGCATACATCTCCGCCTGGCTTCAGGATCCGATCAGCCTCTGCCTGCGTAATGGCGTCATCGACCCGGGTCTCGATCTCTCCGAGTCTCAGCGCGTGCAGATCATGCAGGAAGTCGGTCAGGACATCTCTACGACGCTCTTTACGAAGGGCTATTGGTACGGCATCGAGATGCCGAGCGCCAACGTCCGCGCCGAACGCGGCTCGCCGATTGTTACCCTGTTCTATTGCTACGCGGGCTCTGTCCAGAGGGCCGATATCGAAACCGTAGCCGTCATCTAACCCATCCTGTAACGAAAGGGCTTCCCACGTGGAAGCCCTTTTTCTTGGAGCCGAAAAATGGCCGATTACTTTGACGTAACCAGTGCGAACGTCCAGATCATTCTCGCCTGTGAAGATCTCTACCCGTCCGGTGTGAGGCTCGAGGGCTTCTCCGCCGACAGCGTGATGACTGCCGACGGCGTGGACCAGTCCGAAAACCGTCGCGGCGTTGATGGCCGCATGGTCTCCGGCGTGGTCAAGAACATTCAGCCCGTCAGCATCGTGCTTGAAGCCAACTCCCCGAGCCTTGAGGTCTTCGAGACCATCCGAGACGCTATGAGCGCCAACTGCAAGCCGTATGAGCTTACCCTCACGGTCTTCGTGCCCGCCCTTGAAAAGACCATCGTCTTCCGCCGTGGTGCCCTCAAGAACGGCCCGAACCTCCCGAGCGTTCAGAAGACCCTTCAGCCCACGACGTGGACCATGGAATTTCAGGAAGTCGCCTGATTGACGCACTGAGGAGAAGTCGGAAATGGATGACATTACCCTGAAGATCAATGACGCAGGCCACGACATGACCTTCGTCATCGAGAAGATGAGTGCCTTCAAGGCGGAAGGTTGGCTGATCCGCGCAGGTCTCCTGCTCGGACGCGAGGCCATCACCGCCGAAGGCGTCAAGGACTATCGAGGTCTGGTTGCCGCGCTGTGCAAGGTCGAGTACGAGAAGGCCGCTCCCCTGCTCGACGAACTGCTCGCCTGCTGCAAGGTGCGCGTCGGGAAACTGAAGAAGAGCGTGACCGACGACGGCATGATTCAGTCGCCGTTGACGCTCCTGACCCTTCGCGTGGAGGCGCTCAAGGCGAACTTCGGTTTTTTGCAGAGCGCAAACCTGTCCAACTTCCTCGGTGGGCAGGCTTCAGAGCCGACTGTGAAGGCGTAAGAGGGGTCGCCTCCTACGCCAACATTCCGCCGCTCGCGGGGCGTCTCATCTCCGCTCGCCTCGCGTCACTGGCGGAGCTAAAAACCGTTCTTACATACGAGGATGCCGTCAACCTCGACGAGGTGCTTCTTTTGGATAACTACCACAAGTGGTTGGCGGCAAAACAAGCTGAGGAGAAAATCTAAATGGCCGACAACATCATCGACAGTCTGTTAGTGAAGGTCGGCCTCGACTCCGAACAGCTAAAGGACGGTTTGGATCAAGCCGCACGGGGCATCGACAACTTCGCACGCGGCGCAGAGCGTTCGGGCGAGGCGGTCGACCGACTGGCAGCACACGCCACGAAATCGGGACTCGTGCTCGGCAATGTCTCGGACGATGTCGCAGAACGCATTCTCGAAATTGGGTCAAGCGGTCAGAAGGCGGCACTTGTCGCAGGGCGCGCAATGGATACCCTCGGCAAGCAGGTCGGGGCTATCGGCGAGAAGATCATGGCGCTTGGTGCGCCACTCCTCGCGGCGTTCGGCGGGACTGCCCTCTTTCAATCCTTCGTTCAAGACGGGAACGCGTTGGCAATCCTGTCCGACCGGCTGGGCGTGTCTGCCCAGAAGATCGACGCATGGGCGAAGGCAAATGAGGATGCAGGCGGCAGTCAGGAAGCCTTCAAGGGTGCCCTTGAAAACTTCATCCTGACCACGGGCAGAGGCGAGAAGGCTTTCTTTGAGATGGGCGACCATATCAAGGGGCTTAGCCAAAGGCAGGCGGAATACTTCCTGCAGTCGCAGGGGCTGTCTGCCGATGCCGCCGCCGTGTTCCTGAAGTACCGTGACAATGCGGAGGAGGCCGCCAAGGCCTTCGAGGGTGTCGCCTTCACTGATGAGCAGGTCAAGCTAGCACGTGAGTTCAATCGCCAGTGGCGCAACTTCACGAACCAGGCTTCATCGCTCGGTGGCGTGCTTCTCACGGCAGTGATGCCGCCGCTTACCGCCGTCATAAAGGCGATCAGCTCGGGCGTTAGCTACCTCGCGGAGCATTCCCGCTTCGTGAAGATAGCCGCAGGGGCGATTGCCGCCATCTTCGGCGGGGCGTACCTGCGCAACATCGTTGCGGCGGTCAAGGCGTCTGGCCTTTTCGTGAACGTCTTCGTGAAGGGGATGCCCGTCATCAAGGCGTTCAACGCCACGCTGTTGGCAAACCCTCTGGGCGTTCTGATTGCCGCTGCCGTTGCGGCCAGCGTGGTCATCGACGACTTCGCGGGCTTCCTCGAAGGCGACATATCGGCGCTTGAGTCGTTCATGAAGTGGTGCGGTCTCACCAGTGAGGAGGTCGACAACATCAGGCAGAACATCCTGAGCTTCTGCCGCGCCGTGTGGAACATCCCGAACAACATCAAGCTCGCGCTCGGTGAGGCTTGGGATGTGATTAAGGAGATGGGCGCATGGTTCGCCGACCTGTTCCATCTCCCCGACGCGAAGGCGTTTACGGACTTCTTCGCCAAGGTAGGCGACGTTGCGGGATCCATCGGGTCGACCCTCTGGGGCGGCATCGTTGAGGGCTTCCGCTTCATCGACTACATCGCCGATGCGCTCGGCGGTTTGCCCGATGCGTTCGTCAAGGGCTTCGACAACGGGATCAGCTACATCTACGAGAAATTCCTCGCGTGGCTGGTCGAGCCGTTGCGCAGTCTCCTGCCCGAATCGCTTGACGGCCTGAGGCCTGCTGCCGACAAGGCGGCGTCCGCCATCTACGACGCGTTGATGTTCCCGATCCGTCAGATCAAGAAGGCCTTCGAAGGGCTTTTCGGGAGCTTCGACGCCTTTGCCGACAAGGCAAAGGGGATCCTCGGAAAGGTCGGCAGTTTCTTCGGCTTCGGCGACGAGGCGAAGGAACCCGCGCCCGCCCCGCAAAAGGGCGAGGTGACGGTCAAGGCCGATCCCACAGACAAACAGACGGGCGGATTCCTCGACGGCCTCACCGACAAGGTGGGCGGGTGGATGTCTTCCCTGCTTGCGTCACCGACTCCTGCTGTGGCCGGTGCGCCGGCAGGGATTGCGGCATCGAACGCGGTCGCTTCGAACGCGGTCAACACCGACATGAAGGTGACGGTGCAGACCACGGTCAACGCCTCGGGCGACGGCGAGGCAATCGGCGAAGCCGTTGCGGGCAGTGTCCATAAGGCGATGGGCAAGGCGCGAGACTACATACAGAATTCTGTCTCGGGCGTTGTCCAAAAGGGGTAACTCATGTCAGTTGAAATTCTCTCGTGGGCCATCCTCGACGCGAAGGGCAACCCGATTTGCGACTACGACTCGATCGACGATCTCGGCGAGGACACCTCTGCCGTCGTGCCCGTGGAGCCGCAGGAAAACGGCGCGCTCTACGCATACGACAAGGTCGTACAGCCTCAGCAGATCACCGTGACGCTTCTCTTTTCGGGCGACTATGCCGCTCAGGAAGCGGCAATCGCGAGGATCGACGCTGCCCTGCGGGGTTTGGAGGCGTTCATCGTGGTCACGCCGACCACGGTACGCTCGAACATGACGCTGGTCGCCGCCAGCTCGACCCGCTCCTCTACGGGCGGAGCGAACCTGCTCTCCGTTGACCTCACCTTTCAGGAAGTCCGCTCCGCCAACGTCGGCGGCGGCTCCGTGGCGTGGTCGCCGAAGAAGGCGACGGGTGCTAGCAAGGTTGACGGCGGCAAGCGTCAGACTACGCTTCTCGGAGGACTGTTCTCATGCTGCGCATTCCGCTTTCCAACATTCCGAATCAACGGTTCTCCGTTGTTCTCGATGGACAGAACTGCACCATCAGCCTTAAGCAAAACGGCGGGGCGCTCTATCTGAGTCTCGCAGTCGACCAGGTCGACGTGGTTACCGGGCATATCTGCAACAACGGAAGCCCTGTACCGATCTTCAAGACAACCGCCTTTTCGGGGCGTCTGGTTTTTCATGACGTGCTAGGGGACTCCCACCCGGACTACTCAGGACTGTCTGATCGGTACTACCTCGTTTACTTGGCAGAGGGCGAAAAATGGCAGGCGTGACTTTTTCCGAAAAGGCGCTGCGCCTGACGGTCACGCTCGACAAGGCGGGTGCGAACAACGTCTACACGCTCACGGGCTTCGCTACTCATGTGGCGATCTCGAAACAGGGCGGCGTGGACTTCGCGAAGGCGTCGGTCGAGGTCTATGGGCTGTCACTTGACACGATGGCTCAGCTCACGATGCTCTCCTTCCGCCCGCTCGGTCGCCGATGGAACCTGCTCCAAGTCGAAGCAGGCGAGGGCGGGAACTACTCCGTGGTCTTTCAGGGCGAGGTGACGAACGCCTACGCCGATCTGAACGGGGCTTGCCCCGTGATGAAGATGGAAGCCCAGACGGGTAGCTACCCTGTCTTGCAACCTGAGGGGCAACTGGCCATCTCGGGTCAGCAGTCGGCGGCGGAAACCGTCGGGATGCTCGCGCAGAAGACGGGCAAGACGTTCCGCAATGATGGGGTCGAGGCGACGCTCTCCGACTGCATCATCACGGGCGACCCGATCACGAAGATGCGACAGGTTGCCAACAGCGTCGGCGCAGACCTCCTCATCGACGACGATGAGATCGTCCTCCTGCCGCGCGGCAAGGTGAGAGAGACGGGCGGGATCCCGCTTGTCTCCGCAGACACCGGGATGGTCGGGTACCCGACGTTCACGCAGAACGGCATTCAAGTCGTTTCGTACTTCCGCCCCGATCTCCGCATCGGTGCGGCGGTGCGCGTCGAATCCATCGTCCCGTCCGCTTCGGGCACTTGGAAGATCGTCAATCTTTCCCACGACCTAACGGCACACAAGCCCGGCGGCGGTTCGTGGCGCACAACGTTCGAGGGGATGTGGCTCGATGAGTGACGAACTGAAGCTCAATACCTCTGAGTTCACGGCTAGCTCCGAACTCAACGCCCTGCACTTCATGATTCAGTCAATCGTGAAGGGGATGGTCAATACGGCCATCCCCGTCCGCGTGGACTCAGTCAACCGCACGGGCGAGGGCAACGGCGCGGAGTACCTCTCTGCGACGCCCCTGGTCGAGATGCGCACCGCCTCGGGCGAGGCAATCCCGAACGTTTCGATCCCGAAGCTCAGGTGGTTCAGGCTTCAGCATGGGACGGCGGCAATCATCGTCGACCCGAAGCCCGGTGACATCGGCCTTGCGATCTTCGCTCAGCAGGATGTGTCCGCACTGAACGGCGAGGCTACGCCCGTGCAGCCGGGTAGCTTCCGTTGCTTCGATATGTCCGACGGGTTCTACATCGGCGGGTTCTGGGGGAAGAAGCCCACCACCTTCATCCACGTGGAGGAAGAGGGCACGATTCACGTCGTAGCTCCCCAGAGCATCAACGAGGAGACGCCCGCGCTCACGATCAAGTGCGATACGGCGCGGGTCGAGGCTTCGTCCTCGGTCACGCTCGACACGCCTGCGACATCTTGCACGGGGACGCTGACCGTTACGGGTCTCATCACCGGCAAGGGCGGGCTTGCCATCTCCGGCGGCTCTGGCGCATCGGTCGACGGCTCCCTCACCACGACGGGCGACGTTGTGGCGGCGGGCGTCTCGCTTGACACTCACACCCACCCGGGCGACTCGGGCGGGACAACAGGGACACCACAGTAATGGCTCACACGAACTACACGCCTCAGCTCACCGCGTCCGCCTGTTTCACGTTCGACGGCAACGGGAACTTGAAGATGCTCGAGGGCACGGCGGCGACACTGCAGAACGTCTCGAACGAATGCAGGTGCTTTACCGATGACCTGTACTTCTACGCGGAGCATGGCATCGACTGGTTCTCCGATCAGTTGGGCAAGCCCGTGCAGAAGGCCGTGACCGCCGCCCGCCTGAGGGATGCGGCCTTGTCGGTCGAGGGCGTGGAGGCCGTGGAGGCCGTGGAGATTGACGACGTGGACAGTCGCGCCCGCACACTGACGGGGCGCATCACCATCCGAACAACTGAGGGCGATCATGGCCGTAGTGAAATTTGATGAACTGACGGGCGTGGTTGTGCCCGACTCCTCCGAGATTCGCGAGGACTTCGCAAAGGGCATCGTGAAGGCGTTCCGCTCCGATCCCGACCGTCCCGACGTGAACGTTGAACCGACCTCCCCGATGGGGCAAGTGGTCGACCTGGTCGCTGCGGAGATCGAGGCGAAGAATGCCGAGATCGCATACCTTGCCAATCAGCTCAACCCCCAGACTGCTCGTGGTGTCTTCCTCGACGCCATTGGCGGCCTCTACGGCATCGACCGCAAGCTCTCAGAGCCTTCCGTTGTCACCTGCACCCTGACGGGGCTGAAGGGCACTGTGATTCCCTATGGCGCGATTGTTCAGGACGCCAACGGGAACAACTTCAGGCACTCCGCCGTCGGCGGGGCGGTGATCGGAGACGATGGGACGGTCACCACGACCTTCGATTCGGTCGAGCATGGCTCTGTCGAGGTCGCACCTGAGACGGTGACGAAGATCGTCACGATCGTCGCAGGGTGGGATGCCGTCACGAATCCCGACTCGGGCGCTCTCGGACGCAGCCGGGAACCTGACAGCGAGTACCTCGCGCGCATCACGGAGAGCTACGCGATCAATGCTCTGGGTAGCTTGGAGGCCATTCAGGCGAATCTGGCAGAGCTTGACGGCGTGCTTGACTGCGTGGTGCTAGAGAACTTCACGAACGAGTACAAGACGGAATTCGGCCTGCGCATCGAGCCGCACAGCATCGCGGTCTGCATCGTGGGCGGGGATGATGAGGCAATCGCCGAGACCATTTACCGACGAAAGGACATGGGGTGCGGCACGACGGGCGGCTACGAGGTCACCTACGTTGCGAAGGACCATTTCAACGCGACGTACACGTACCGCATCACCCGTCCGAGCACACAGGACTTCAAGGTGCGCGTGACGTTTAACGCCGAGTCCGTGAACCCGTATGAGGAAGCGGACGTAAAGGCGGCCTTGATTGCGGACTTCTCGGGCGAAGGCTTGAACCCGCGCATCAAACTGGCTACGAAGGTCTACGCGTCCCGCTTCTACGGCGTGGCGATCCCCAAGACTACGGCTCCCGTGCGCAAGATCGAGATTCAGCTCGGCGATGCAGGGTGGGTTGACTCCGTGGAGATCCCCGCCAACGTCGAGCCTTCGATTTCCTCGGAGAACATCGTCTTCGTGTACGAGAGGTAAGGCATGGCGGACACACAGACATGGTTCAACTTCGCATCCGTTGAGGACGTGCGGGGCATCCCCGATGTCGCCTCCACGCAGTCAGAAGCTATCCAGACGCAGTACGCCTTCAGTGCGGACTTTCAGAATCTGGGAAGCCTGATGCAGGATGTGATCGACGCCACGCCCGACCTCGAGCGCCTGCACGCGGCGGCGATGGATCCCCAGACCGCCTACGGCGTTTACCTCGACTGGTGGGGGCAGAAAGTCGGCGTAGACCGCTTCATCAAGGTGCGCGGCGAGTACGTGCGCTTTGATGATGACTACTTTCGCTTCCTGATCCTCTACCGCGCCGCTTGCAACATCTCGAACGGCTCGGCGGACGCCGCGAACAAGCTGCTACAGCGCCTGACGGACACCACGGTTTTCGTCGTGGACTATCTCGACATGAGCGTGAACAGCATCGTCATCATCGGGAACATTTCCGACCTGCAGGCAATGATTTTGCAGACCTACGGCCTATTGAATCGACCAGCGGGCGTTCTGACCAATCTTCTCGTCATCTATCCCGACGAGCAGATTTTCGGCTTTGAGGGGTCGACCCTCATGCCTTTCGACGTCGGCGTTTTCAATCCCGGCAGAACAATTGAGATTGACTGATGAGCAACTATCCCGAACACCTGTTGACCTCGGCACTGGCCGCCGAGGGCGACAAAACGATTCCGCCCGCAACCTCGCAGGAGGCGGGCACTGGCCGCTTTTCGCAGAACAAGGGGTGGACGGAAGTCAACTCCATGCCGCTCGCAGAGGGCGGCATCCCGCCGAAGCGTCAAGACTTCAACGGTGCGTTCTACCTGCTATCCCAGCTTCTGCTTTGGTATCAGCAGGGCGGCGTGATGAACTATTCCGTCGACCTCGACTATGAGGTCGGTAATGAGGTCATGCTCAACGGAACTAAGTATCGCTGTCTTCGCGAGAATGGCCCGGGCACGTCGCTTGTCACGCCTGGGTCGAGCAAGGCCGTTTGGAAAAATTTGGACGCACCAAGCGTTATAGCAGGTCAGATCACGCCTTTTGCGAATTGCCGTCTTGGTGGCAGCGACGGACGTCGCTTGATCCCGTGGGGCGAGACAGCGGCCGACGAGCGATATGTGTTGTGTGACGGTGGCTCCGACGGCCTCGGAGGTACTGTTCCAGACTTGATTGGGAAGTTTATTCTCCCGAGCACCGTAGGCGAGTCTGGACAGGTTGGTGGCAAGCTGACCGCAGGGACGGATGACAAAAAGATTGCGGGGACGGTTGGCGAAACGATTCTGACCGTTGACCAGATCCCCAGTCACTCGCACACCGGCAAGGCTGCGGCAGTGTCCGGGCATACGCACTCGCGCGGCACGATGAACATCACGGGCTCCTTCCCCGTCGATGATCACAAGCAGCGTTATGTGACCGGCAGCTTCTACGCGGGCGAATGGGACTGTTGGGATAGCGACAACCGAGACTCTGAAAACACGTCGGTGCGGTGTCAGTTCGACGCCGCGCGCACTTGGACGGGGCGCACGTCTACGGATGGCGCTCACTCACACGACGTCACCCTCGAGTCCGTCGGCGGCAATCAGGGACACACGCACACGCTTGACGGCGCGTCACATTCGCACACGGTCAAACTTCCGCTGCCGCCGTTCTTCAAACTGGCTTTCTTTGTAAAGCTACCTGAATAAGAGGGCGAAATGGCAGAAAAATTTTTATTCCATTACGTCTATACGGCGGTCGGGACGCTTTCGGGGCAGAGCTTCATCACGCAGACGGAAGATGCGATTAACGATCTCGCTCGTTATGCGTCCGAAGGCAACGCAGATGCTACCGAGGCTCTTCGTCTGGCGAAGATCGCGAACGACAACTCAGAGACCGCTCTGAACAACTCGTCTCAAGCGGTCTCAACGGCGAACTCAGCGCTCTCTCAAGTCAAGACGCTGACGACAACGGTTGAGTCGTGGAACAAGCGCATCCAGACGGCCGAGTCCAATGCGGCGACCGCCGTCTCGACAGCCAACGCAGCGAAGTCGAGTGCGGAGTCGGCGGTGACGACCGCAAAGTCTGCTCTTGCCATTGCAGGTGAGGCGAAACAAAACTCGAGCGATGCGCTTGCCATTGCGCAGCAGGCGGACAAGAACTCTACGTTCGCTGTGAGCAAGGCAACCGATGCTGCTGCGACCGCTGACGAAGCGAAGAAGCTGGCTCAGCAGGCGGTCATCGATGCAGAGTCTACTCTCGTCGAAATGGAGGGACTCCTCGCCACCACGACGGCCAAGGCCACGGAGGCCGCCTCGTCCGCGCAAGACGCCTCCTCGAGCGCGCTGCAGGCTCAAAACTCCTCGTTGCTCGCCGAAAAGTGGGCGAGCTGGATGAGCAATTCTGCGGCCGAGGGACAGCCCGAGGACTTTACGGTCGACGGCACTGAATACTCGTCGAAGTGGTATGCGACCAAGGCCTCCGAAAGCGCAAGCGTGGCTTCTGATGCCTCAACGTCTGCTACGGCTGCCGCTGACTCTGCGGGCGCAAGCGCAACGGGTGCGCAGCAGTCGATGCAGACCGCTCAGCAGGCGGCGGCAGGGGCGAGTGCGTCCGCGCAGGCGGCAGAAGGATCAGCTGTTCGCGCAGAAGATGCCGCGAAGCGAGCTGAAGATGCGGCCTCAAGAAACGTCAATGCACTGACCTATGACGCGCAGACACCGACCCCTGAGCAGCAGGCACGGGCGAGAGCAAACATCGGCATCTTGAGCGACGCCGAAATTGATGGGCTTTTTGCTGATCAGAGTTAACAAGGAGGCATTCATGTGAGTGTGATTCGACCCGCGCTTTCTTCCAGTGAGCGCACTACCGAGAGAAGGGCTGTGACGGTTATCCGACGCAGCCCTTCTTTTTTACGGCCGCAGACGATCGTCGAGGGGCTCCCGCAGGAGACCCCGACCGATCCGTATCTGCCGGTCGACTGGAAAACAGGAGATGTGATTACGGCTGCAAGGCTGAACGCCACCGATGAAGGCGTCGACAAAAACGCTGACGCCATCGAGCGGCTTAAGGCTCAGCAGCCCACGAAAATCCCCACAACTTTTATTGACAACCTCTTTTAAATAAGGAATTTTTTATCATGGCTACTCAGTTTCTCGACCTCGCTGGCTTGACCCACTATGACGGCAAGCTGAAGGAAAAGGTCGCTGGCTCCATCAAAATCGAAGGTCTGAACGTCTCGCTTACGTCGATCTCTGGTGCGGTACTCGGCACGATCGCGATCCCGCAGCAAAAAATCGAACTCGCCTCTGCTTCGAAGAACGGCCTTATGAGCAAGGAACACTTCACCAAGCTCGAAGGTATCGCTGCCGGTGCAACGCTGGTCGAAGAAAGCGAAACTAACGGCAATGTCAAGATCAATGGCAAGGAAACGACGGTTTACACGCCTGAGGTCTACACCCCTCACGAAAATGGCCTCTACAAGGTGACGGTCACCGACAAGGGTGCTGTGAGCGTCGCCACGCCGGTCACGAAGGGTGACATCACCAGTCTCGGCATTCCGGCTCAGGACACGACCTATGCGCCTGCATCTGGCGAAAAGGATGGCCTGATGTCGGCCGCTCACTTCACCAAGCTTGAAGGCGTTGAAGCCAAGGCTCAGGTGAACGTGATCGAGAAGGTGTCTGTCAACGGCTCTGCGCTCCCGATCAACAGCAAGGGTGTGAACATTGACCTCACGCCGTATGCCCTCAGGACCGACATCACGAATGTCTACAAGTTCAAGGGCTCTGTCGAGAACTTCGAGGCTCTGCCGAAGAGCGACGTGACGGCTGGTGACGTGTATGACGTTAAGGCCGCTCATGGCGACAATCCCGCCGGCACGAACTTTGCCTGGACGGGCACGGAATGGGATCCGCTCGGCGGTGCTTTCCACGTCGACGCTATCGCTACCAGCGCTATCGACGCTCTCTTCGCTTAATCGATGACCAACTGAGGTGAAAAATGGCCGGTTTTCTTGATCTAACCGGCCTCTCGCGCTTCAAATCGAAGTTGCTTGAGGCCATTGCAAACGTTTATGTCACCAAGACAGCACATTCGAAGGCGCTTAACCTCAAGGTCAACAAGGCCGACCTTGAATCTGAAATCAAGCGAGTCCTTGGAACTCTAGACACGGGCATCCCGGTTGGCGCGATCATGGCCTTCCACGATGTGCCTGCGGGATGGCTTCAGTGCAACGGGGCGGCGGTGAGTCGAACGACTTACGCCGCTCTTTTTGCAAAGATCGGCACAAAGTACGGCTCGGGCAACGGCTCGACGACGTTCAACCTGCCGAATCTGCATCACAAGTTCATCGAGGGCACGAACACCACTTCCGAGGTCGGGCAGTCTGTGTCGGCTGGGTTACCGAACATCACGGGTGAATTCCCAAACAATGACAACGAATATGAAAAGTATTATTCAGGTGCCTTTTCTATCGGATCTGTACGGCTTTCTGGCTATTCAGACGCAGATGCCTCTACCGGGCAGACTGGATTGTTCCGGGCTTCCTGGTCATCATCTACTTACGGATCTAGTACGACTGTCCAACCAGCATCCGTTCGCTCGCTTTTCTGCATTAAATCTTGATGCACAAGAGCGACAGGACGGCGGCGGGCTGCACAGTTGAAGACGAGCCATACAAGTTGCTTGCGCGAGATGCCGAAAAGTCTATTTTGGCGGGTCCATTGAGTTCTCCGTCGGAGCAATTACCATTTCCGGCATCCTTGAAGGCTCCAGTGCCTCCTACCCATGACGCAGTGACTGTACCCGTTATGTTCGGGACTCGGATTTGCATGTCATAGAGCGATCCCAAAGACGTGCCTGGCACATGAGCGGGCTTCATCTGCAACTCGACGAAACCCGCGATGGGAGCTACTTCCAGTCGATCATGCCGGCACTTTCAGCACAAGCGCGGACGTGCTCGCTCCAGCGCTCCATAACTGAGCGTCTGGCGTCGAAAAAGTCGGAGCGCTGATAAGCCCTGCTCACCTGAGTACCGACGTCGTGACTGAGGCACATCTCGGCAACGTCAAAAGGGACAGCTTCGTCAGCCAACCACGATCGAGCGATCGAGCGTAGTCCGTGCGCTACGAGTCGACCCTTGAGTTCAGTCGAGTGCAGGTGCTTCGCAAGCGCCTGAGCGCTGATGTGCCTTCCAGTCACGCGGGCCGCGAAGACGAAGGCGCAGCGAGGATGCGGAGAAAGCGCCGCTTCGCGCTCGAGGAGCTCCCGCATGAAGCCAGTCAGTGGCAAGCGAAATGGCCGTCGCTTCTTCATGTGCTCAGCTGGTATGTGGATCGCGTCTTCTGTGATCCACGACTTCTCGAGCGAAGCATTCTCGCCCGGACGGAGCATCGAGCAGAGCGAGAAGAGGAAGAGCACGCGCATGCGCTCTGGCGCTTCTTTCATAACCGCCATAACGGTGGGCAACTCTCGCCAGTCTACCGATGGCATCGGCTTTACCTGCGGCGGCGCGAAGACCTTTGATACTCGTGCGAGCGGGTTGTGCTCGATGTAGCCTGCGCAAACCGAGAGGTCAAGGATCTCGCGAAGGCGCATGAGCACGCGCTTGAGCGTTGCCTGCTTTCCGTCCTTTTCGATCGGCTGCACGGTTCGTATCACGAGCGGAGCCGTGATCTCGTCGAGCTGACGATTGCCGATCGGTTCGATGATGTACCGCTCGAGGCGGCGGCGTTCGTCCAGATAGCTCACGATCTGGGGCTTTTTGAGACGACACCAAAGACGAAAAGCGTCTTTCAGTACATACCCTTTTGGCGGCTCGAGCCCGATGTCTTTTCTTAGGCGTCGGGCTTTTTGTCGTGCCTGCATCAGGCTCATGTCGGGATGTTCGCCGAGACGCTTGTCTGCGACACGGCCTGAGCACGACGTGCGCAAGTACCAGATTTTTCTGCCGGACGGCATGACTCGCAACGTCAGGCCGTTCCCGTCGGCTACCGAATATCTCTTGTCCCGCGGCTTCATTGCCGCAATTTTTTTAGAGGAGAGCGTCATATGACCTCAGATTTCAAAAAAGCATTTTGTTATGACGACGCTGGGTACTACCAGCACGAGGTTTCTGTCCAGGTTGTGGACGGAGAGCCTCTCATGCCGCCGTCGGTCACCTTTTCCTGTCCTTGGGGCAAGGCGACGCAAGACGACACCGTCTTCTACCGCTTCGACGGGAAAAAGTGGATTGCTGAGAAGAAGCCGACGTGCGCAGCCGAGTGTGTCGGACTCGTGATCTCTCACACGACGACCACGCCGCACGACGAAGAGATGCGCGAGCTGATTCGCAGATTCGCCCAAGAAGAGGGCTACCGAGAAAAGCGCGGCGAGGATCTGTCTTGGGCACTCGAGAAGATCCCCGAGAAGACGGCCGAAGAGAAGCTCGCCGAAGCGGCCGAGCAGGCCCGCCAGAAGCGTGACCGTCTGATCGCCGACACGGACTTCCTGCTCTGCGCCGACTACCCGATCAGCGCCGAAGACCTCGAGGCCGTCAAGGCCTACCGTCAGGCGCTTCGCGATGTCCCGCAACAGGAGGGCTTCCCCTTCGATGTGGTCTGGCCTGAACTGCCGACCATCCTCGCGGAATAACGAATCAATCCGTCCCCTGGCACTCCCGGGGGATTTTTTTAACTTGCAGGGAGAGGCAACAAAGGAGGTATTTATGCCTGACCGTTATCGGGACATCCTGACAGGTTCTGGCGTGTGGATTGCGCTTTTTGCATCCCTCGGCGGATGCGTTCTGCGCTATCTCGAAGAGTACAAGCACGAGAAAAAGTGGCATTGGAAGTGGCTCGCTGCCGATCTTCTTTCGTCTGCATTTCTCGGCTACTTCACGTTTTGGGTGCTCTGGGATTCGGCGCACTTCACAGCCTCGCAGTGCGCTGTGGCCACGGCGATCGTCGGCAACTTCGGCACTCGGATCTTTGACGTCGTGCGGTTCGTGATCTTCAAAAAAATCGGGTACGTCCCGCCGAATGAACGCCCCTCTGCCGCCGATGAGGAATCCAAGAAATGAAAAGCTACTACTCATACGACATTCAGCCTGCCTGTGACTTCATCGCGAAGTACGAGGGTTGCAGGCTCACGGCGTACCTCTGTCCCGCAGGCGTGCCGACCATTGGCTACGGCCACACTGGTCCCGAAGTGCGCAAGGGCATGACCATCACGCAGGCCGAAGCCGACGAACTGCTCCGCAAGGATGTGGAGCGCCACGTGCATGATTTCTCGCGATACGTGAACGTCCCCGTCACCGGAAACCAGTTCATCGCGTTGACCTCCCTCGTTTTCAATTGCGGCGTGAGCTACGTCGTTCACCAGTGCCCGCGCCTCATGCGTTCGCTCAATGCGGGCGACGTTGAAGCCTGCGCTCACGAATTCCTCGACATCAACCGCGCTGGCGGAAAGGTGCTTGCGGGCTTGACCGAGCGCCGTCGCGCCGAAGCAAAACTCTTTCTCTCGGAGGTCTGAACATGGTCTATCTGAAATGGCTGGCACTCATGCCTGCGTCGTTCATTATGGCAATCATTGGCCGCCTCCTCGCACCGATCCTGCCGTTCTTCGTGGACAAGGAAACGCACCGCCTGCCGGATTGGCTCTCGTGGTTTGCCACTGATGACAATGATGCCGACGGGGATCAGGGTCACTGGGAGCGTTGGCCGGGCATTGACCCCTGGTCGACGTACAAGCGCCGCGTTGCTTGGCTTCTGCGCAACGTTTGCTACGGCTTCGACATCGATGTTCTCGGCGTTCGCGTCTATCCGACTGACGACTGGGAAGTTCGAGGAAACGAGGACGCCTCCGACACGAATGGCGTCTCGGGGACGTGTATCAGGCACTGTCACCGCGATGGGAAACACATCGCTTTCCAGCTCTACTACATCAAGCACTATCGCCTTTTCGGAAGGCCGTGCTGCGTGCGCGCGAATTTTGGGTGGAAGCTGTGGGCGTCTCGCGACAAGGTAGCTCAGTACGTCGGCATCTACTTCAACCCGATCAAGGGCTTCGACCTATGAGCGAGGAGTGGCGGGAGCGTTTGGCAGAGGAGCTTGACCAACTGCGCGAGCGGCTAGGGCGGCTTGAGAGGTACCTGTTCTCGGACGGGTTCTACCGTCTGAGCGCTCGGGAGCAAACCCTGCTGCTAGCACAGCGGTTTTTCATGGACGCCTACGCGAAGATCCTGCGCGAGCGACTGGAGGAAAGATGAGATCGAACATCCTGAAGGCTCTGGGCGTTCTCGGTGCGGGTCTTGCCTGCGCTGTCGCGGGCTACCAGTTTGCCGCCGCCCTGTACGGGCAGGACATCGCAGAACTGCGCGAGGATTACGCTACCCGTGCGCGGGAGCTTGAGGAGCAATATCGTGAAAAGGAAAGTCTGGCCAATGCGAAGGTGCGAGCGGCGTGGGAGGAGCGTGACATTGCTCTTGCCCGTGCTAATGATTTGTCTGATGATGTTGCCCGGGTGCGCCTCGAGGCCGACGCCGCCCGCCGTCGGCTGTCCGCAGTCACCGCTGGTTCCTGCGACGCTGAAAGAAAGCAGCTTGCCCGAAGTGCAGAGCTTGTCGAACGAGGCGCAGTCCTACTTCAAAGATGTGTCCGACTTTCTCAGAGAGTTACAATCGACAAAGACGCCGTAGTCAAGATCACGGACGGGCCTTAAAAACCGTGTGGTAAAATCGACTTAACAACACTCGGCACGCCTCTCGTTGACGCGCAACCCGCCGAGTTACCCGCCCCTAAGAGCTAAAAACCGCCTCGGAACCTAGACGTCAGTCCGTTGCGGACTCAGGTGCAACTCCTGAGAGGGGAGCCAGTTCCATGCCCTCGAATCATTGCCGATTCGGGGGCATTTTCGTGGCGTCACGAAAATGATGGGTGAGAAAATGGGGTAGGCGTCTAGATCCGCTTTTTTAGCCCCGAAACCGTTGCGGCGCAACGTTTGAGGGATGGCGCCTAAACCTGTTGTATAATAGAAATCTCCTAAAAAAAGTTAAACCTCCTCCGAGGTAGTTGGCGCTACCTCGGATTTTTTGCGGCGGTTTTTCCGTGACTCGGTAGCCGGGGATGCGCTGATGGCGCATTCAAAGGGTTCGACTCCCGACAGCCGCTCCAGATTCCGCGCCACGCGCCCCCGTGTTCCCCTTTCCCGCTCATCCTTTGTGTACATGACTAGTCAAGCGGGTCGCAGGTCTGTTAACCGCCTGCGAGGGGACTTTTCACCAGTCCGCGAAGCCGTGCTACAATCGGCAACGGATTCTACTCTGGCGGGTAGTATCTAGCGGACTCCTATGCCGCATAAAGCCCCTGCGCTACTCGCGTGGGGGCTTTATTTTTGTAACTGTACTTTTTGGGTCGTATGTGCACATCAATGTATACAACCGAGCAGTTCAGTCATCGTTGTCATCATCAGTGCAGATCATGGGGAAGCCGTAGAACACTTCCCCAGTCGGGAAGGCGTTAGTGTGTTGCGGGTACCGCGTCACACCTCGGAAAGGGAACTCGTACATCGGGGCTAAATTCTTGTGGTACTCAGAAAGCATTGCGTCAATTTCGGGCGTGAAAAAACGATTTATATAGGCAGGATTCACAAAACCGTCGACCAACTTTCTGACAAAGTAGTACCAGCGGCCGTCCTCGCTTCGCTTGAGGCTGTACATATCAAGATCGAGCCTCGGGTTTTCGTCCATGTCTGACCTCAACTCGACTGCCGCCCACGTCTCGACTACTTTGTGAGCGTTTCGCGTGCGAAGCACCTGAGTCACAGCGTAGCGCGCCCACTTTTCATCGTCGCCGCTTCTCAAGTAAAAGCACGCAGCAAGTCGCGCAATATGCATTGCCATCTCGGGGTAGGCGCACTCACGCGCGCCCACGGCTTCGGCGAAAACCCGCGCGAAAAGCGGCGCGTCATCTGACAGGTTGCGAAGGTCGATGCCTTCCATTTCTTTTGTAAGGTCGCGCAATTTTTTCATTTGTTTTGCTCCGGCATGGTCTTTTTGATCTGCTCAGCGATCCACTTCGAGCCGCCCAACTCCCTCAACCGCTCGCGCAGTTCCTTCGGGATGTAAATCAGGACGTTCATGCCGCCGTCGGGCGTGTGTCTCGGTCGCCCGGTTACCTTCCTTTCTCTCATCTTCCTACTCCTCAGATATCCCACGAGGCCGAAAACTCTCGGTCCTTGAACAGTGCGGCCAGACCCGTGATCTGCTTCAGCCTCAGCAGTTCGTCGGCGTCCATGCCGAGGTGCTTCATAATCCACGCGTCCTTCATGCCCGCCTCTCGCAATTCCTTGACGATGTTCGACATGAGGTCAACGTCGTGCGTACCTCGGGCGCGGTTGTGTCTCACGGTACTGGCCATTCGATTGCTGATGTCCTTCTCGATCACCACAACAGGCAGCTTGCCGCCTTCGCGTTCGTAGATGTCTTTATGGGTCAGCATCACCGTGTAGCGGTGGAACCCGTCGACGATCTCGTACTTGTCCACGTCTGGGAGGTAGTAGCACACGATGGGCATCGTGTAGCCGTCTTCCTTGATCGAGTCGTAGAGTAGTTTCATCTCGGGCGGGGCGACGTGGTTCGGGTTGTACGTGTTCGCCTGAATCTTCTCGACCGGGATCGCCTGAACGTTGTAAACGGGTGATTTCATTACAAGCTCCTGAATTTCGCCAAGACCGCGTCTCGCTTTGCCTTCATCTCCTTCGTGATGGAGAAGCTCAAGCCTTTGCAAACGAAGTCGTTTTTGATAATGCACATGGCCATACGTCGCCACGTGCAGAAGTCGTCCTTGCCCTCAAGCTCGGGCAGTTCGTCGAGCGGCTCGCGGAACTTTACGAGGTACTTGTCCTTCGCGCCTCGCGTCCCGTAGCTCCGCGTATTGATGATCGTGTCGCCGTACTTCGCTTCCAGGATTTCGATCTGTTCATCGGGGACAGGGCATCCAACGTCCCGCCAGTACGCAATGAACTTTGTGAAGCGGTCGCGGTAGTTGTCGGCAGCGGCGGGCGGCAACGTCGTGAGCAGGAATTCTGTGAACTGCTTCCACGTGTAGTTCTTCGGCAATTTGTAGCTGTTGCTCATGATCTTCGAGCCGCTGTAGATGTTGCCGAAGTTCGCGCCGCTAACACGATTGACGAGCTTGCCCCAGAGGTCGGGCTCGATCACCTTGAACTGAGCGAGGCCAGCCTTGGCCTCATTGCCGAACGGTTCGTCGATGCGCATCTGGTGGATCGGGACGCCTGCTAGGTACATCAGGTCGTAGATCGGGTTGTACGGCTTCGCGAAGCGGGCGTTGTACGTCCAGATGTCCTCGACCGTCCAGTCATAGATCGGGTAGAAGTTGAAGACGTTCTCGCTCACCTTCGTGCTGAAGCGCTTGCCCTTGTAGGTTTCCTTGTTCCCGGCAATGGCGCGGAAGCGGTTCAGGCTTTCGTCCGTGCGGATGCCGACAAGGCACGCGGTCTTCTCGCCGTGGCCGATCGTCTCGCCGATGTGCTTGATGAATTCCTCGAACGTCATCTTCGGGACGTACCAGTCGAAGGGGTTGTTCTGCAGGTTGATGACCCACCTGTTCTTCGGCATATCGCGCACCCAGATCGGACGCTTCTCCTCGTCCCACCAGACCCACGTGGGCTCGAAGTAGGAGAGGGAATTCGGCGAGGTCATCGGGAGACAGACCCACATAGGAATGAGCACGTCCTCGTTCTCGGTGAACATCTTTTCCACGAATGCTGCGCTCTTCTGATAGAACGCCTCGAGGTCGATGAAGACCGCATGGAACTTGCGCCCGCGCCGGCGCGCGATGTCGATGCACTGGTTGAGCACGACCCCCGAGTCCTTTCCGCTCGAGAAAGAAACGTAAATGTGCTCGAACTCGTCAAAGACGTAGTTCAGGCGCTCCTGCGCTGCATCGAACACGTTCTGCGCCCTGTATTTTTTGATGGTCATAGATCCTCCAGTTTCATGCCCGAGAGCTTGAAGGCGTTCACCAGTGTTAGCTTTTTCGCGATGCACTTGTCGAACAGCTCCTCGAGGCCGATGTCCGCGCCCGTCAGGTCGAAGTACTCGCAGGATTCCTGCTGTCCCATGCGGTAGATGCGGGCTTCGGACTGCTCGCGGAAGGCGTAGTCGAACGTCTTGTCGAAGTAGATGATTCTGCGGTACTTCTGAAGGTTCAGGCCGAACGAACCTTTGCCGTAGGTCATCACCAGAGCCTGCGGGAACATCTCCTGCAGATAGTCGCGGGCCGCGATGAAGCGGCAGTAGATGATCGTTCGATCATCGACATACGGAGTGATGAGCGGGACCTTCTCACTGGCTAGCGTGTAGAAGTGATGGAGCTTCTGCATTGCCCCCAGGATTTCAAAATCATCCTCGGCAGCGGCAATGAGTTCGCACTTCAAGTTCTCGTACCCGAAACGCTCGGTCTCGGTCATGTGCCACGTGAGCGTCCGGTACTTCTTCGCGAGCGGGAGGTCGAGCGAGCATTCGTAAACATACGGCTCGATGATGCTGAGCAGGTGCTCGACGTTGGCGTAGCCAGTGATGTACGTGCGCACAGGCTTCCCGTAGCGATGTTCTGTCGAGTAGACGCAGTAGTCGTCCCTGAACTTGAAAAAATTCTTGTCGAGGATCTTCGGCGACAGGAAAAGCATCTGGGCATAGATGTCCAGAATGTTCTTCGTGATCGGCGTCCCGTTCAGGATCAGCTTGTACTCGCAACGTTCGCCCATGTGCAGGAGCCGTTGCGTGCGCTTCGCCCTCAGGTTCTTGATCTTGATGGACTCGTCCACGACGATGGCCGCGCACTTGGCCGCGTCGATCTTGTCGAGGACTTCGACATAGACGCGGTCGCTCTGGCCGATGCTCTCCACGCCGTAGAAGTCGAATTCGTACTCGGAGCAGCAGAGTTCGATTTCCTTGCGGGCGTTCTCGATGGTGCGCAGGGGCGCGACCCACAGAACCAGATCGAGGCCGGGGATCGAATTGATGAGCGAGACGGCGGTCTGTGTCTTGCCTGTCCCGCACCCCATGAAAAGCGCTCCGACCTTTAGGCGGCGGAGCTTCTCAAAGGCTTCCTGTTGGTTATCGGATAAGAGACGCATCAGGCTTGACCTCGGTTTCGGGTTTAAGGATCCTGGGGGTGTGCTTGACGGTCCACTTCGGCAGGCGCTCGAGCACCTCGTCGGGCGGCACGTAACCTTCGTCCCACTCCTCTTCCTCGTTGTAAAAAGCCAGTTCATCGGCCAGTCGGTCTGCTGAAATGATCACGTTGCGGCCTTCACCCCTTAGGGTGATCCTGAAAGAGGCGGGAATGCTCAGGCAGTGCTGTAGGGCGTAGCGCCCCGGGTGGACGAACTTCCTAGCAGTCCAGAACTCAAAACCCGCGTAACGGCTCGAAGCGGGCATCTTGATGAGGATGCCCTTCTCGGTGGTATGGGCGACGAGAGTGGATGCGAAGATGATTCGCACCCACACGGTTTCGGCGGCGGATTCCATGATTACCTGATGCGCATCGCGCCGTGGAATTCGCCGAAGGCCTCGATGAGTTCGTCGCAGCCGACTTCCTTTTCGTCAAGCACCTTGCGCGTCTTCTCACTGGTGCGCTTGAGGTTGAACGTCATGTCCTCGTTGATCGAAACGAGCATCTCGAAGTCGTTCGAGCCGTCGCGCACGAGCTTTTTAGAGATCCAGAAGGTGAAGCCGTCGTAGTCGGACGAGTGCGGCATGGCGATGAGCATGGCCTTGTCCGTTTCGTGCTTGATGTTCTGAATGTTGACCTTGATCTTCTTCCACATGGTGCGTTCTCCTTACTGGCGGTTATGGGCGGCGTAGTAGTCGTGAAGCATGAGGCTAACTTCGTCGGGGAAGTTGACGCGCTCGGACGTGAGCTGCTTCCCTGTCTCGGGGTCAACCGTGATTGCGATCGTGTACCAGTGGCGAGCGTCCTCGGAGAGGAAGGAGATGCCGAGGGCGCCGTTGTGCAGGCCGTAGGAGTATTTGTTGCGCTCGGCGTTCGCCCAGTCGTGGATGATGTCGCCGGCTTCTTCGCCTTCGCAGGTTTCGGTGGCGAAGCCGTACCAACGGTCGTCGGCTTCGGCGGTCTGCAGGTAGTAGGCAGCGGCGAGCTTGGCAAGCTCGAGGGCGACGTGCTTGTACTTGCACTCGACCGCGCCGAGCGAGGCGGCGTGCAGGTGGGCGAAGAGCGGAGCGGTGGCGGGGAGGTTGCGGAGGTCGACGTTGTGGGCTTCGTTGGCTTCGTCGATCATGAAGTCGATGTAGGTTCGCATGGTGGTTTCCTTTCTGGCGGGTTTTCGGAAAGGGCGGGTAGTACGCCTGCCCTATGTCTTGCATTATACATATGGATATAGGAAAGTTCAAGGGGAAAAGCAGCGAGCACGGAAAATAAACCCCCTCTCTCCGATTGCATCTTTGAATATTGCGTTGTACAATTCTAGTAAGGCAAGGGACGCCCTTGCAGTGCATAGGAGACACAAGATGAGTACGAAGAAAACCCTTTCCGCTGAAGAAGCCAAGCGCATCCGCAAGAACGCCGTCGAGCACGGCGCGTCCGAGAAGATCATGATGATCGCCAATTGCGTCCTCGATGGTGATGAGGAAGACGCCGCCATCCTCGAGAGCTACTGCATCGACGATGTAGTACGCGATGCCGAAGAGGCCGTGATGCACATCCCCTTCGTCGAACTGCGCGGCCCGCTGACCGACACTGAGCGCAACTGGGTTGTCGAGCACGCCCTCGGTATCATCGGCGACGCGCGTTGTGAGGCCGGCCTCCCGTACTGTTGCGAGCCTGAACTGACGCCCGCTGCCGAGGAAGCCCCGAAGACCGTGACGATTGCCGACCGCTTTGCCGCCGTCCGCTTCCTGATGGGTGCGCAGGCCGAGTTGCGCGAGCTCGCCGAAGCCATTGGCAACCCCGAAGACATCGAGGCGAAGATCCTCCGCCTGCATGAGCTGTCCGAGAAGATGCGCGAAGCCGCCAACGTTCTCAAGTAACCAACCAGAGGGGCATCGCGCCCCTCTTTCAACTACCCGCCAAGGAGTCCATATGTACTACACAGTCTACGAATCGCACGCCAAGTTCCTCGAACTGATCGCCAACAGCCTCTCCCCGCGTGATGTGGAGACGGCGGCAGACCGCCGTGCCGAAGGCGTGACCCGCGCCCTGCGCGTGATCGCCGAGAACGTTGCAACCCTCGATGCCGCCCGTCGCCCCGAAGCCGACGAGACACGTTGCCGCAACATGGCGGACGCCCTCGAGGAGATCGCCAACTACCTGAGGAGGTAAGACATGACCGAAGCCAAGAGCACCAGAGGCGGACGCAGACCCGGCGCGGGCAGGATTGCCGACGCCGTCCCTAAGCGCTATGTTCAGGTGCGCATGACAGAGGCCGAGCACGAGATCGTCCGAGCCAATGGCGGCTCGAAGTTCATGCGCGAGCTGCTAGCACCCGTTGCGGGCATCGTGTCCTTCATGGACGCCCGACACACGTCACCGCGAGCGGCACTCGCTTCGTTCGATGCGGTCTGCGCGGAACACTTCCCCGACGCGCCCGACTGGGTGATCAGAAGTGCGAGGCGAACGATTGAAGCCAGGTTCTACCAGTGCTAGACTGAAAGCACGAAAAAAGCCCCGGGGGTCATCCCTCGGGGCTTTCTCTTGACAAAATTGGGGCAAAAATTGGGGCAAAACCCAAGCTCCCTTCCGGAAGCCTTCTGCCACAACGAATCATGGCGGAGAAGGGGTCTGTCGAACCCCGTTAGACATCTCCTAGACATCCCCTAGACATCCCTTAGACATTTCCCCGTTGAGCCGTGGGTTTTCGCCCGTTTTCGGTTAGCATGATGGGACAGAGTTAGACATCTGTTAGACATCTTCTAGACATTTTCTAGACAGACAAAATTGGGGCAAAATTGGGGCAAACATAGGAGCCAGTCATGCAAGTCACCGCCAGAAACATCGGGAGCCTCCCAGTGGGGACTCACCGAGCAGAACGTTGCCTATATTTAAGAAAGCGAGAGGGTCACGCGCCGACGTGGGTCTTCCGCTACACGGTCTCGGGAAAGCAGAAGGACGTGGTGATCGGGACGGCGGACGCCGTGACGATTGCTCAGGCAAAGGAAACCGCCGCACGCTTTCGCACGATGATTGCCGACGGGGTCGACCCGCTTGCCGCGAAGCAGGAGCGGCGGGAGAGGATGAAGAACGCGGGCGCGGAGGTTGACCGCCCGTTCACCTTCGCCGACCTCGTTGCCGAGGCCCTGCCCGTCATCGTGCAGAGCAAGGCGTGGCGAAATCAGAAACACGCTGCACAGTGGCAATCGACCCTCGAGCAGTACGCCCTCCCTGTACTGGGGAAGTTGTCCGTCGAGGACGTGAGCCGAGACGACATCCTTGAAGTACTCGTGCCGATTTGGAGAACGAAGCCGGAGACTGCTAGCAGATTGCGCGGCAGGCTTGAGGCCGTCTTCGCCTACGCCATAGTCATAGGAAAGCGAAGCGGAGGGAATCCAGCCCTGTGGCGCGGGAACCTTGAGATGTTCCTGCCGCCGATTGCCAAGGTGAAAAAGGAAAGTCACCACGAGGCGCTCACGTTCGACCAGGCTCGCGCGCTTTTCGATGAGTGGCGACCGCCCACGTCGATCACGGCCTGCGCGATTCTGTTTGGGGCGCTGACCGCGTCCCGCGTCGGGGAATTCGTGCCCGCGAAGTGGGAGGAGATCGACCTGCACAGGGAGGTCTGGCACTGCCCGCCCGAGCGACGAAAGGACGGGAAGAAATACCCGCACCGCGTCCCGCTGTGCCGGCAGCTCGTTTCCATGCTGAAGATGCTCCCGCACGATTCCCCGTATGTGTTCGCCGGCAAAGGCGGCTCGCACATCTCGAAGGAGACGCCCCGCGTGGTTCTCCAGAAGAAGCTCGGGCACGGGACGATGCACGGCTTCCGCTCGACATTCCGTGACTGGTGCGCGGAGAACGGGAAGGACCCTATTGTGGCCGAGAAAAGCCTGATGCACGCTACTGGGAGTGCCGTCGTTCAGGCGTACCAACGCTCCGACCTGCTCGACGCCCGCAGGGTACTGATGCAGGAATGGGCGGACGCCGTGTACCCGGAGCAGGTTTGACGGGCAAAGAAAAAGCCCGTCACCGTGGTGCGGTGGCGGGCTGTGGGTTGCCGATTGTCTGCGCTAGGGCGTGGCCTCGCGGAGCTTGAGCGCCTTCGTGCACTTCGTCGCGTACTGGTCCGCGGCGAGCCATTGGTCGATGATGTCCTTGCGCCAAAACAGGCCGCCGGGGAAGCGCTTGCCCTGAGGGATGATGCGCTTCGCGATCCAACGGTCTACGGTGCGCGGAGACTTCCCGCCAAGGTACTCGCCGACCTCTTTTTTGCTTAACCACCCGTCCATTGAAATACCTCCCGTTCTTTTGCCATTCTCACCTGTGCGATCGCCTCCGCGATCAGTTCGGCCTTGCTCATGATTTGTGCCTTGTACGCCGCGAGGGCACGCTCGGCTCGGTCGAATTCCTCGCGGTCGATCATGTCGATCACGGCGACCATCGTTTCCTTTTCGTGCAGATCCTTCTCTGCCAGTTGACTGACCCGTGCCACTGCCGCCTGCATCTCGCCGTCATCCCGCACCGGGGCGGCGGGCGTGGCCAGAGCGTCGAACCAGTTTGGCGCAGCACCTTCCAGGATTTGCCGCACCTGCTTCTCGCGTGCGACCTCTCTGTGCAGGTGCGCTTGCCCGGTGCTGTGATCGGTCATGCTCAGGTAGTGGATCGAGTTGAAAACCCGCACATAGATCGGAGCGCATCGTTCCTTCAGCGTGCGGATGTTGCTCGTGATGAATCCCGTGTGTACGTTCACCTGCGCGGCAATTTGAGCTGCGGAAAATTCCTGCTTCGCGTGCCTGCGGAGGAAGCTCGCGATTTTGTACAGCATGATTTCGCGTTCATCGTCAAGCATGAGCGTCTCCTGCGCAGACGATTGCGTCGAACCAGTTCGGGGACGGGGCAGCCATAATGCGAATCTTTTCGGCCTGCATCCTTCCCTTTTCGATGCGCTCGACGCGCATACTCTTTTCCTCTTCTGCTTCGCGCTTCGCCTCTTCGGCCTTCAGGCGTTCGCGCTCGAGCCTTCGGTTTCGTTCTTCCTCTGCGAAGGAGAGACGCCCGCCGAAGCTAACGAGGGTCAGGCCGTGGACTGTGCGGACGTGCAGCTCGGTTCCTTTGCCGGCCAAAGTTTCGAGGATGCCGTTCACGCGGGCCTTGGGCTGGTGAGCCAGTGAGGCGATTTCGGGTACCGTGAACTCACGGTGCGGGTTCGTCTTGAGAAGTTGTTCGACGTGGTGCGTTGCGGTGCTGTTCATGATGGTTTCCTAGTTGGCGGGTAGTGGAGGAGGCGGCGGGAGCTTGCCCGTCACCTTCATATGGTTGACGCGTTCGGCCTGCGCGGCCTCGAGTGCTTGAACCTTTTCGAGGTAGTCCCCGAGGATCAGGCGGCGATGCTCGCGGAATCGTCCGGGCGTACTGGCGATGTGTTCGGGGTCGTTTTCCTTCAGCACTTCGATCAGCTCCTGATTCATTCCGTTGGCGGTCGCGGCCTCGAAGATCATCTGTGCCGTAGTGAGGCCTTCGCGGGTGTCCTCGATCAGTTCGTCAGGAATGCGGCGGCCCATGTTGCGATGGTCGATCGCGAGGGTTGCGGCATAGGCCGCGCGCCGGATCTCATCGAGGCGCTCAGACTCCTGCACGCCGACCTTGAGGAAGGCGATTGCCCCGATCATCAGCATCGAGTTGACAAGCGAGAAGTCGTCCATTTCCTCGGTCGTCTGCCAACGCTCGAGTGCCATAAAGGCCTCGATGAAGCGTTCAACCATGAAATCCTGGTCGGCTAGCGCGAACAGGTAGCCGAGCTGCGCGGATCCCTTGTGCCGAGCCGCTCGGGCATCCTCGACGATCTTGACGAGGCGGCGGCATTCGGCGGGGTCTTTGAACTGGTTGCGGAGCAGGCGACTGCGTGCGGCCTGCTCCCGTCCGTGCGCGCCCTTCTTTCTGGGCTTCTTTGACTTAGGCATTGGCGTCTCCTCAGATTTGCCCCTTGAGCTGTTTTTGGACTTCCTCGTATGTGTCGAAGCCCGGCGGGAGGACGAGGCGGTAGCGACCGCACTCGACGCCGTCGATCCTGCACACCAGAAGCACCTTGCGCCAGAGGTGGCACTGGACGAAGTCGTAGGCGATCTTCGTGGCGATCACCAGTGCGCCGATCAGGAAGCAGAAGTTGAAGCCCATGATGAAGCCGCGCTCCCACGCGATCGAGGTCGGCACGACGATCGAGTAAAAGAAAAGCCCGAGCCAGAGAAGCCCGAGCTTAGATGTGGGGATCGCGCGGAGGTACCCGCGCATCCACAGGGCGATGATGTCGCCCCTTGAGTTCGACCGCATGATGTCTCCTTATCGACGGGTCAGTTCTGCGTAGCGTTTTGCCACGACCTTGCGGCATTCGATCATGCCCTTGATCTTGTCCTCTTCCTGCTCGATGATCGTGGGGAAGAGGAGGTCGAGGTAGCCGTTCCTCAGGGCGAAGTGTTGGCCGAGCCAGAGGGCGACCTCAGAGTATCCTCCCGGGGCTTCTACCTTGCGAACCCGGTCAATCTCGCGGTCGAGGTAGAACATGGCCTTCATGAGATCGTCGGCCTCGGATTCGCCGTCCTTGTGGCCTGCGCGGACGATGTACTTGACCGCGTTGCCGAGGTTGAACCCGAGCAGTTCGCACAGGTCGATGGGTTCGAGGGTGATGGCCGCGTCGCGGTAGTGTTTGGGATTGGTCTTGTCCATTAGATGTCCTTTGCGAAAGTTTCGGCGAGTGTCGGGATGGTGGCGGGCGGGAACGACTCGCTCAGGTGCTTGGCCGTCAGGTAGCCCATGCAGAAAGCCCCGCTGCTACCGTCGGTCTGACGCATCGCGTCGTAGGCGATCTTCGAGTAGCGGAAGTCGGGGCGCTTGATGAGTTCTGGGTTCGTGAGCAGGTCTACGCCGAGATCGAACAGCCCTTGTTGGCGGCTAGCGTTGGCGAACAGCCTGAAGCCCTTCGTAAACTCGTCGATCGACTTTGCGCACATCTTGATGCCCACGCGCCTCGGGTCGGCCTCTTCGTCGAAGCGCTTGAAGCGAACGAGGTTGTCAGCACCGGGCAGGGTGGCGAAGAAGAAGAGGTTGTACAAAGGTTCGCCGTTGGTCACGGCAGTCGCGTCGAGCGGGTGAGTGATGTCGTCCACATCGGCGAGGACGTGTATGTCCTTGCGCGTCAGGTCGGGTTTGTTGGGGTAGCCTTCGACCGGGTTGAACCCCTCGAACCAGTAGCGACCAGGTTCATGCGGGTAGTGGTCGATTAGCCAGTTCCACCCCTTTTCGGAATACTTTTTCATCATGTCCTCTTCATGTGATGAGACCGCCGTCCCCTCCTCTCCTCGCAGGAAGTGGCGGCGGCCTCGGTCAAGGTGTCGGCCTGTGGGTTACTCGCCTTCTCGAAGTTCGTCGAGCAGGTCACGCAGGTGCAGTAGTTCTCGCGCCATCATCATCACGTCTCGCAACATGGGATCGTAAGCCTCGTCGAAACGTCGCTCACCGGTGTCGGCCTTGATCGCCTCTGCCGCTCCGACCAGTTGCTCGGAGACGTAGGAAGCTCTTCAAAAAACCCTGTTCCCAAGCCGAATTGAACAAAATTGTTCCGTTCGGTTTTTCTTTACAACGTCAAAAAATGGTGTTTTTTTGCCATCAAAAT